ATTTTTCGTTCAGCCAATCTTCGGGTGCTTTCGTCGCGAACAGTGATTGTAATGCGCGCTTGCCGGCCGCATCCTTGAATCGTTCGACTAGCCACGGAAACCCATCGCTCACATGTGGAATATAAATCGCCGCAAATTCGGGTACTTCCGCAGCTACGAGATCCGCGCTTGGCGCCTTGCCCCCGTTTGCTGACGCATAATCGTTAATAAACGTAAATGCCTGGCGCTCGCTATCGGTAGCGAACATGGTTGCGTCGATGGCATAACGGGTGAACGCTTCGGTATCATTTTCATCGCAAACTTTCGAAAGAATTTCCGGCCCGAACATTACGACACCACCGCCATCTGCGAATGGATCAGCGCTTTAAATCGATTAATAATCCGCGATATATAACTCTGTGAGATACCTTCATGGCGTGCAATCTCATGCTGACTATATCCACGTACATATGAATAAATAACCGATTGATCCCGTTCATTCATGCAACTCGTAATATCTGCCACCATTTCGGTGATCTCTGGATAGGATAATCCGCGGTCAGGTGCGACGATGAAATCGATCAGTCGTGGGCTACCATCATCAGTCGATTTAATCTCGGAATCGAGCGATAACAGCTTACCGATCCGAGCACGACGGGGTTCTTTACGCGCAGCCATCCATAGCTCATTCGCCATCACACGCGATGCATACGTAGAAAACTGGTATTCCTTCGATAAGTCGAAACTCTTGATCGCTTTATACATGCCGATAGACGCTTCCTGAAATGCATCGTCAAACTCCATGCTGGTCGGTTTCGCTCGGTACGTCACATACGTAATAAATGGCATGTTCAATCGTATGATTTCGTTTGCAGTATCGATTCCATTTTGGTAATCCGTTAGCAATCGCATGGTTGTGTCTTTAATCGTTACAGTATCGCTCATCCCATCGATCCTCCTTTTCTAGTTCTATTTGCTCGCGGCATAATCGTTCCTGTTCGCGTAGCTCATCTAACGTATAGCCATAACGTTCCATTTGCGTGATAATTGGATTATCGGGTACGTCATTCATTCGGCCACACCCTTTCTGCTAGTCCCGGGTACAATTCATCTAGCTTGTACACCACAAATTCAATGCCCATTGCATATCCTTCCTCATTTGAGTTACCTTCGTTTTCCCACTTCTTATCTGCTTCACTATACCGGTCTCTAATTTGTTGAAATGGATCAGGCATCTTCAACCACCCCGTCATATAATCCATCTGCCGAATCTTGCAAACGTGATGCATGTCGTTCAACTAGATTCCAATCGATATTTTTTTCTCCCTGTTCAAACAAACGATTAATTGCATTTGCGTGTCTCATAATTTCTTCAATATCACCAGTAATTTCAAATAAATCACGGCTCATACGCTTCACCTTCATCTTTCAGCCAATCCGCAACGTCTGGATGCTCTTTGGCGATAATTTCAAGTGCCTTTTTAACACCTTTCTTAATCCCGATTACTCGAATTCGTACATCAACTCCCGACGGATATTTAGCCTCTTCCTGCCGATCAGTAAGATACATTTCTAGTTCTTCCCTTGGACTCAACGGATTGACGATCTTCTTGCCGCTTTTCAGTGCAGAGATCCAATCAGATATATCATCAAGATCAGCCATTCTAAACTTACAATTTTCCATTGTTCTGATACTTACCTTTATAAGCGATGATGGAACTGCGTCACCGTCGTTTAAAATGCCTAAAACAACTGGATCAATTCTCTTTTTCAACACATACACATCTTCACTCATCGCTCTTGCTCCCTTCGATAACTTTCAGCGCCGCTAAGCATATTGCCATGGGTGCTGATTTATCTCGATATGAAAAGGACTGATGAAGCTGATTTTCTTCAAATCCATCTGTGAAAACTGCTACCCATGCATATGGATTTTCTTCTCTTCGGATCTCACATAGTCCAAGTCGTTTAGCAACTTCCCAAGCGTCACCCATATATAAATGTGGTGACCATTGTCTAGCAGTAAGATATGGCTTTTCTTTTATGATCACTAATGGAAGTGCAGCCAATATTTTGTAATCCATCGCTTCCGCCAATTTGCGGTCAATCTCCAAGTTAGTCATCGTCATTACCCCTTTCCGTAATTTCCTCGATCATTTCGTTAACCCGTTGTCTTTCGTACTATTCGCGTCTTACATCGTCGTCATGCGTACGATTATATTCGTCAAGCAACTCGTCCGACTTCGATTTCCATTCGGCTGTACGATGAACCCCTGCCTGCCGCTCGTCTACTACTTCGCGGTCATGGTCGATAGCATCCGGATCCACCGTCATGCTCCCATACGTATCTTTCACGAGCCAATTTTCGTTATACCACCGATCATCCCCGACAATTTTGTATACGTACGCATCTGTACGCTTGATATACTGTACGTCTGACACTTCGTACACTCTCGGAATAAAATCGCTATCAGCACCCCACATTTCAGTAGTATACGGGCAGGTAACGATAACTTTATCGCCAACTTCGAATAGTGGACCGTCTGATTCGGCAACTATGTCGTCCCATTCCGTTTCGTCGATCGTCGGGTACTTCGGACGCGATATGATATAGGTGATGGTTGCCGCTGTGATTCCGATTAATCCTGCTGTTTTCCAGTTCATATGCGACCTCCCAACTGTTTCGTATTAGTGTCGTACTGCTAATTACTTGATTTCCTGAAAATGCTCATTAAAAAAATCATCAAATGAATCGTCTTTAATAATCTTAATGATATGACTTTCTCCGTTATCATTTTTTGCTCGTAAAACTGGTGTTATATCATAGGGATCATCGCTTACACCTTGCATTTTTCCTTTTAACATCCCTTTTCTTGCCATGTATTTTTTCCCTTTTGTGAACGCTTGAAATCTATCAGCTTTCTTTTCACCTTTCATCTGAACCGATTTGATACATATAAGTTTCAATATTTGTCACTCCTTCGTTTTAGATGTCAACTACGTATTCCCCGTTTACTATCGTTTTCCATCCATGTAATCTCGAAACACTTCTCGCGCACACGGTCAGCCAGTCGCTCATCAAATACGTTTGCCAACTCGTCAACCTCGATATTACTCGTATAAATCGTTGGCTTACCGTTCGCAACCCGATAATTCACGATGGCATGAACGTATGCCCTGAATGCCTCCGTTGCTGACCGAACGCCAACATCATCAAGTACCGTCATTTCCGCGTGCTGTACTCGCTTTACTACTTCACCTATTCGCGCCATGCCCTCATCGTCATGTGTCATGCTCGCGATATTGTAAGACGTTTGCATTTCGGTTAAGTCGAGGAAGTACCCGATCCTCTGCGGTGGCGTGCGTCCTTCCTTCAACGCAGCTACGAATTGTGTCGCCATATAATCGATCAGCAATCGGCAGGCTGTCGCTGTCTTACCTACGCCTTTGCCGCGACTGAACAGGTACAACGATTTTGGTGCGGTACTCTCGCCGAATGATCGCTCATACTTCGGCAGCCATTCGGCCAGCCCAGCGGCATTACTTCGTACATGACCGTTAACCTTCGCTGTGACCTGTACAGTAGCGTCAATCATCGGTGCGGATAAATAGTCTACCGGAATGTTTGCGGCGATTAGGCGGGCGCTGAACGCATCACACGCAGCGGCGAGTGGGCTGCCGGTAGCCGGCGGTGTGGTGACGTTGGTGAAATGTAAGAGCGGTGAGTTAGCGTAATCCATTCGAACCACCTCCCGTTAAATAAATTCGCTCAAATCCACGTCATCATCGACAATCTGCGTCTTTCTATCGTCAGCATTCGTTCGCACCACGTCTGCCTGCGCTCTTTGCAATTCGTCGCGTCGATACGAGTACATGAAGCCGAAATTGATCGCAGGGTATTGTGGTGTCGGCCGGTAGCTTTCGAGGCATCGTTCGATGAACCGGCGCATGACTTCGTTCCCATACGTCGCGCACGCCTGCTTCAACATGCCCTTTTCGGCAAGCCAACGTGAAGCTAACGTTCCGCGGCCGAATGGTGCGTAGTCGACGTTAAATCGTGATTTCGTTTCCGCAATTAACCACGCGTGAAAATGTGATACGTTCCATTCGGGGATCGGAACTGATTCGTAATCTGCGCCTGGGCTACGTTTAGTCATCGACGGTCACCCAGCCCCCTGTTGCATGCTTCGATTGCTTGATCTAGTGCTTCTTGATCAATATGCGCGACTAATCGTTGCAAAGTTTCATGTGCGCATTTATACCGATGCAGCTCGTTACGCAGATCGAGCACCTCGCTGACTAACTGTGGTATTGCTTCGTGTGCCTTTGCAATGAACATAGCGTCTGAATGTGATGCTACGCAAGCTAGGCCGTCCTGTGAATCGTAGCTGGTAAAGTTAACCCAATATTTTAGCTTAGATGAACACGGCCATTCCTCATCATCATCTGACCAGTATCCGTTTGTTGATAACGACCATAAGTTATATAAATCGAACAAGTCATCAGTTGTTAATCGACCAGAAACCACGGGGCAACATCCCCTTCCATTTTTAATCGCCTAATCTCCGCAATCAGCACCGGCACATCTACGCGAGCAATCCGTTGCAACTTGTCCACGTTATCGCCCGCAGTTTTCGCATCAAGTTCGAGTTCACGGAGTTTACGCTCATTCATCGGCAGCCACATCGATACCAACGGACTTACCAGCGATACGTAATAACGTTTTCAGGTCGGAAATAGCGATTGGGGCTGGTAAATCTTCGTGTATATAGCTCACGTATTTATCATGTATTTCTTCGAGTCGCTCACGATCAGTTTTCGGGTTTACTACGCGTTTTCCGCTTAGTGCTGCGTCGAGTAAATCGATATAACCTTCGCGACAAAGACGTTGATCATCGAGATCATTAGACGACCCAATGGCAGCATATAAACGCAGGTATGGGTTAACTTCATCTAATTTATTCAATGCAGCCAAAACATCTTCGCTAACTTCGAATTTCAATTCGTAAACATCCTTCGAATTACTTTCGTTCATTGTCGTTCCTCCTCGTGTTTTACGCTGTCTATCGCTTGCGTATGGCGTTTATTTTTCGTACCCTTACAATCTATCGTCGGATACGTTATAACGCTATTTCACCGGTAATATCACGGCTGTACGTAGTCGTTTTATCTCCGCAATGTATTCGTCAAGCGACCGAACATTTGACGATTTAACCTCGCGATCAATGATGTACTGCAACGCATACTCCATCGTGCTCGGATACGATAATTCACGGTATTCAATTCGTGGTGCTGGCGACTTACCTTCGGCTTTCATTTTCGCCCAATTCGGTGACTTAGTTGGATCGATTACGCGACGTTCACTTATGACGTACGTTAATGGGTCGCTCGTAATACGATACTTTCCGTCTAAAATAGGGATATCGATCATGCGTTTACTACCTCCTTTTCCATTTTCGCTAGCCACGACTTTAACGTACGTGGGTCGCGGTGTAGTCGCTTGGCAACGCCATTTAACGATAACCCTTCATCGCGGAGTTTGCGATACATGTCGTATTTTATCGGGGCTTTTTGGCTTCGTATAGATATACCGTTCCTCCGTTGCCAAGTTTTAATCTTACCGACATTTACGCCCTTTTCCTCGGCAATGTCGATCAATCGAAGCCCGCGTGATCGGTACGCATTAAACTCGTCAACCGTCATATCGAGCGAATCCATATTCTGCTTGCTACCGTTAATATCGAGCTGATCGCCAAGCTCACGGATCTTTGCATAATACAGGCAACCAGTACAAACATCGGCAGCTTCGTGATTATGCGCCTGATTCGCCCACTTTTCGCAATACTGACAGTGATTCGTTTCAATGACGCCTATTTTCGCGATAATTTCGGTGTGATTCGGTGTGGTCATCGTGCTCAACCTTCTTTCTTTTCTTTTTAGCGAAACTTTTTCTTTTCTTTGTTCCACAAAGTTCTTTTAAATATCTTCGCGAACTAATGTATGGTAATAATAGCGTAGCAGTACGAACGTTAGTGAGTGCTGCAATGTATTTATCTTGTTAAAGATTAGTTCTTGTTAAAGATTAGTTATAGATAGTGTGATCATCAGCCACATTTGAACGAGCTATGTTCGCTCTATCGCAAGTGGCTCTATTTCCCCGTCAAAAATAGCGAATTGGCTGACTGGAAGGATCGTATATCGTGTATTCTGCCACGCCTTTGAGTGCTCGTCTCTTTTACGAACTGTACGAATTAGGTGTCGTCCCTGCCATGTGTATTCCGCGAGTGCTTTGATGCGCTTGCTAACGGCTTCGCGACGAATATTTAAACGACTGGCTATTTGTTCCTGTGTCGGCCAACACTCGCCTTTCTCGTTCATGAATGCGGCAATGACACATAACGTTTGCCATCGTTCTGGACCGAGATCTCCTATTAACCCAGAGTGTACTGCGTCAACATACATTTTTAGGAAGATTCGCGATTCTCGTTCTCCTGTTGTTGCAGACAGCTCTGTCTGAGTCTCGACAGTAACGAGATTGTCTTGCATTCGCTCACCTTCTCCTGTGGCGCTGCTTTCTCAATATCCATGTAATCCGCGAAGAATTTACGCCCATGTTTCGCAACAAACCCATTATTGTTTGTTTCCGGTGTAAAACGTAACACCATTCCACGTTTATTGGGTACGTCGCGCCAGTTTAGATATGCAACTTGCCCTGTTGTACCATCGTAAATCGCAAGTATATCGAAATCATTCTTTTCGTAAAATGGATTCGCTGCACTTGGTCTACGTAAATCAACGTTTATTTTGTCACCGTCAGAATATCCACTTTTCACCTGAACCCGAAGTGTTCGATCATTAATATCGATGACCATATCGCTTTTTGTGTTTTCAACCATTGGACGGTACGGAATATAACCCTTATCCGCGATATCCGCAGCGACTTTTAATTCGGCGCATGCTCCATGCCTTCTCATTTCAGATAACTCCATTCGATCACCTACCCGTATAAAATAACCTTCACTATCTTATACGAATGCCAAATCGATTCCACGCACATTTTCGATAACTTTTTTTATTTTATCCATGCCGGTAAGTTGTCGAAATTGAATGTTAATCCTTCGCGTTCCGCTATTTCATCCAATTCGCGTTCATATTCGGCATTAAATTTTCGATAAGCAATACGATAGAAATAGGCAAACTTATCACGTACGCGCCCGAACTTTAACCCACGAATAGTTTGACGGAATGAGGATAACGCGACATTCAACTTCGTTTCATCTTCATCATCGACCGTGTTCTTCCACGCGGCGATATTTGATCGGTACCAAAATGATTCGATCACACGTGCATTATCAAAAAACGGCTTTACTGCTTTTACGAATACTTCCGGCACTCGTTCGCTAACGAATGCGTGATCCAATTCAGTAGCATTTTCGCGCGTACTGGAATCAGCGTGTTTTTCTGTGCTACGTTTATTTAATAGATTATTTGATTTAGTAGTTTCTAAAGTTTCGAAGGGCTTATTAGGGGCGATGTCATGCGGAATTTTCGACTGGTCACGAGTGGACATCGGCTGGATGACTACGATATCATACCCGCGTCCACCTTGCGACCGTATCGTAGGCACTCGTCGAATAATATGTAACGTTTCTAACTGCTTGAGGGCGCGTCTAACGGTCTTTTCGGACTTATCGAGTATTGACGCAAGCGTGCGTACTTTAAGCCAGCTAACGCCAATAACAACGCATGAGTAGCGCGTGATTCGTTTGAAAATATCGATTGTGGAGTTCGTAAGTTGATCGGAAAATTGATCGAGGTATGCGTAAGAAGTATCGTTCAATTCATCGATTGATGCGAACGACTGATATTGCGTATATTCATCGTAATAAGGCATGATAAAAACCCTCTCCGCCTTGCCACGAATGAGTAAACGAGGTATAATATAGATGGTGTATAACTCGTGTTTACTCACGAATGGCTGCCGGTATTCCAGTACCGGTGGCTTTTATTTTTTATTTGTGTAGGTTTTTTAATGGCGAGAACTCTCTATGTTTTTCGCGTACATCATTACCGAATAGATTAACGTAAATACGGACCATTTCCATCGACGTATGACCAAGCATCATCTGTAAGTCGAATATATTTGCACCGTTTTGTACAGACATCTTAGCGAACGTATGCCGAAATGTATGCGGAGAACAGCGTACCCCGACAATCTTAGCATCATTCCCGTACTTTATAACACGGTTCTGAACTTGCCGCTTAGATAATCTGCCTCCATCTACTGTAACAAACAATGCATCGGTAGTTAGACGTCCTCGAATCCGTATATATTTTTTTATCTGCTCTCGCATTTCAGTAGATATTGGCAACATTCTCTCATTATATCCTTTAGTTTTTCTAACGTGGACCATTGAGTCATCTAGTTTCACATCATATACATCGATGTTAATTAATTCATTTACGCGGACCCCGATGTCCAGCATCAGTTTCATAATAGTTAGGTCGCGAATGCCCGTAAATGTCCGAAGATTAACTTTATTGAATAAATCATTGATTTGCCTGTTAGAAAACGTTGGAATTATTCTATTGCGGTGCTTCAGCTGAGTAATACTTTCCATTGGGTTGTCTTTAATATAATGGTTGCGTTTCAAAAAGTTAAAGAATACCTTTAATGACCGAATACGAGTATTAATCGACACTGGCTTAATATTTTTTATTTCTTTAGCGTATAGAATAAAATTTTCTTTAATTTCATCAGTAGTTACTGTTGACGGGTGTGGATCAACGTCTTGTTCACGTAAATATTTCGAGAATGCATGGATATCATTACGATAATCTATTTGTGTATATTCGCGCAGATCCTTCACCTTACAATCGTTAATGAACAGATCAACAAGTTCGTCTAACGTAAATGATTCGGCTGTTACTAGCCCATTAACTTTCGCGATTTCGTCTGCTGACAAGTCGTTTCTTCTTCGCAATTACGTAATCCTCCTTTGAGTGTGCGCATAGTTCGTGGCGCATAATTTTCGCGCATAAATAATGTTCCTACATAAACAAAAAAACGAACCCTACCGAAGTAGAGTCCGCTGTGTCACGGTATTTCACGTATAACTCTAATACCGGTGGTCGGGGTCGAACCGACACTCCCGAAGGAACATGATTTTGAGTCATGCGGTAATATATACACGTTGACCTAACGGGTAGAGTCCCGGTGTGTCAAGCGAAATCTAGCATTTGGTATATTCGAAGTATAATTCGTAGAATACTATTTGTCAATAAAGCGCATATACATATTAGTTTAGCATAGAAAATAAAATCGATAAAACTGCGTGATTTACCGTTGGCATACGTATTATACAGTGAGGAGACGAGGCCATGTACGATAGACACCAAAAGGGTAAACTAAGCGAGTATTTTGTCGCGTATAAGCTAACGGAAATGGGATTCGATGTAATAATGCCGACAGGCAATCCAAGATACGATCTAAGCGTTGAGACAGCTAGCGTTAGATATTTTATCCAGGTTAAAAGTTCATTCGAAAGTAACGGAGAAATAAAGGTTAGCCTTCGGGGAAATAACGATACAAACGGGTATCATCGTGGGGAAGTCGATATCATCGCTATTCATAATCGAGTAAATAACGAAATTTATTACGTGCCTATTTCGGAAGTTTCCGGAAAAGTATCGATATGCCTTCGAACGCATCCACCGAAATGCTACGTATCTAAGTTGTCGCGGTTCACGAATGATTACGTAGATTTTCCGCTTCCGATGGAATGTCAACCGTCTCTGCTTGATGAGCTACGAGATAAAATCGCTGGCATACGATAAACAAAAAAACGCCCCCTACGAAATTAATCGTAAGGGGTTTTGTATTACAACGTATTACGTTCTACTTCGCCGTATTCGTTCTCCTAATCAACGCGTCAATCTGCCGATATTGCGCGGCATTGCATCGAATATGCAACGTAACTTCTTCGCCAGTTTCGGCATCTACGAGATCCACGTATGCCTTCGAATTATCATGCTTACGCCCGCCAACTGCAGCACCTGCGATCCCACCGATCGCGCCACCGATCAGCCCGCCAGCAATTCCGCCTGCTGCAGCTGCACCACTGCTGCGCGTCGATGATTCCGACCAACGAATGCTGTCCGGCTTATATGCACGTTTGGTACGTGGCCCAACTTCAACGAGGATTTCGCCTGGCGCATCGCCGCTCGCAATGTTGACGTATTTCGCATTCGTTGGGTGACCAGCCAGCACTTCGACATTCACACGTTCGCGCAACGCTTCTTTCCAGAATCCCATCGTAATCACTCCGTTTTCAATTCGTATTTTATCGTTAGCATCATCTTACCGCGGTACTATTATGTATGCAAGTGCAAACGAAAACTTTCGTACTATTTTCGTTCACACTCGCGGTCAATCGTTATTTACTTTCGTTCGTTGCGTCCGTAATCTGTTTCGCGGCACCATTGAGTGCAACGTGTAAATCGGTCACTGCCGCTTCAATGTACGTTTTCACACGGGTAGCATCGAGCTTAACGTGAAACTTTGCGGCGTAAGCTACGAGTGCATCGGCAACAAACTGATACTTTGCATCGCCAAGTCCGCTACCACTATAAATTGCTTCAGCTGCCTTAACGAGTTGCCCAGCGTGAAGCTTAATCAGCAAGTCGACAATCACCGGTACACCATACCGGAATGCTGCCGTAATCAATGCGCCAATTACTGCGAAAACTGCTGTATCAATATAATTAGAAATGTCCATTAATTAATCGCTCCTTAATAGTTCAATTTGTCACCGATATGAATTACGTTGCTGTGAAGCTTGTTCAACGATTTCAGCCGTGCCACTGTCGTATGCTTCGCGTGGGCAATCGACCATAGCGCATCACCGGCGCGTACCGTATACTTTCGTGATGATTTCGACGCCTTCGCTGCTTTCGCATACTTTTTATTCGCGGTAATGTAGTAGCCTGATTTTGTACGCAGGCGAATAGTTCCGATGGCTGATCGCCTATATCCGGAGATCGTAAACTTCGTACCCTTTGCGTAACCACGCACGCGATACTTCGATTTGAACTCGACGCCGCGATAGAGATACGCTTTATTCGTGAGCACGATTTTCTTCGTAGATATCGGAAGATAATTTGCGTCATTGACGAGTTTTACCGGTTTCACGCCGCTTTTCAATTTCGACAGTAATGCGAGGTTTTGCGCTGCTGTTCCGCCATAATTCGTGATGCCGTATTTAGCGGCCAGTTTAGCGCGCGCATCGTATGACCACGCCATGCCCTTCGACTTCATCCAGTTAACGAGCGAAACACTGCCGATCTTTTTCGTCTCACCAGTCGGCGTTGCATTCGGCGTAATGTAAGTATTCGTATACTTGCCCGCGAAGTCTTGCGATACATCGAAGTTGCCCGAAATGCCAGCGAAATGATACGAGCTTGACCATTGCCACGCGCCTTTATTTCCATTATGCCACGTAGGTTCTGAGGTGCCACCGTTATAACGTGCTAGCCACGGATCTTTAACGGATAGCTTCGACGCATCTAAATTACCGTGGTAGAAACTCGATCCCGTATAAACATCGACGGTCGGGTATCCAAGTTGATGCATCGTGCTTATGAACGTATTCGTGTACTCTGTGAGCTTATCGCGTCTTGCCGTTGGCACTTCGACATCCACGACGACAATGCCATCGCGAAGTTTATCGAAGCCAACGTATCGTAGCTGGCGATCGAACCATTTCGCCTCATTTGTGGCATCCGCGGCACTCGTAAGCCGGGCGAAGTGGTACGCGTTGACAATCATGCCCGCTTGATTCGCGTTGGCTACGTTCACACTCGCAGTCGGATCGATATAGTTCGTGCCGTCCGACACCTTTACGACTACACTATCGATGCCACCGGCCTTTAACGTTTGGTAAAAGGATAATGGCAGGCCCGACGAATTGTTCCAGTGGCTAACGTCAATGAAGTCAACCCGTGGTGCTGCGAATGTTGCCATAGGTAAGCATAATAAAAACGCCATTGCAATCGCAAATGGCGCAAACAATCGTTTTAATTTCGTTTTAATCGTCCCCTTTCGTATAATTACAGCATGATTGCCGCGAGCGCACCGGAATCTTTGAATATTAACGCAAGAATTGACGCGATAATGATTCCGAGTACAAGACGTAAAAGCCACGTTGTATTCGATTTAATATCGGCAAGCTGCGCGAGTATCGTGCTTACGTTAGTTTCTACAACGGATACACGCGTTTTTAACGTATTCAACTCATCTTCGATTTTGTCAACGCGATCCTCTAACTTTTCTTGCGATTCATCCACGCGAACACCTCCTTTTCGGCAATAAAAAAGAGCCACATTAGTGACTCATGTTAATTATTTAGTTGTTGCGCAGTAGCGTCCTACTTTTCTGTCCAACTCACATTTTCCTTTATTAATCTAGCTGGTACACCACCAAAAAGGCAATGCTTAGGAACATCTCTTGTTACCACAGAGCCAGCAGCAATTATAGCACCGTCTCCAATATGAACACCTTTTAATATAGTTACATTCATGCCTATCCATACATGATTATCAATGATAATTGGCTTGCTCATTTCATATCCCGAATAGAGCATTTTATGATTATCAGAGTCTCTAATACTTACATTTTCAGAAATAATTACATTTTTACCTATCTTTATCTTTTCAAAACATGCGATATTTACATTATAATTGGCATAACCGTCACCAATTTCTAAAGTTGCACCCTCATTAATCGACACTTTGAAACCTGAAAAAATATTAAAATTACCATTTACTTTCAATATTGCATTATCCCCCATCTTAAACATCGATGGCAAATAGCCATTCTTTTCCCATGTTTCTCCCAATCTTAAATGACCATTATTTATTATTTCTACGTTCTTTGACAATCCAATATTTACCTTTGGAAAGACCAAAATATTCAGCGCTTTGCTTAATAGTAGGCTTTTGATATAGTTTATTTTTAGAATTTTTCTCATCTTGTTTAACGTGATAATTTCACCCACTAAAATAATTTTTTATCTATTTTACCACATTTTTCTAAAGATATCATAACAATAATTGCAACCTTAATAATCATTCATAATTTTCTGCGCTACCATCTTCAGGAACATCAATAGCTTCAATAAACTCTGGCAGTGTTTTCATATAGTCATATCCTTGCTTAATCCATTCAGAAGCATCTTTTTCAATAGACGGTACAAATTCATAACTCTTATTTTCTATTGCTATTTCTTTATTTGAATCTTTAAAAATAGACACATTCATTTCTACTTTCTCCTTGCTTCCAGAAACTTGGCAAATTTTAAAGTAGGCATTTTCAAAGATCACATCATCTCCATATACGTTTTTAGAATATTGTTTGATAAGAGCCATGATTTCACTACCTTTCCTGTTTATTGTTCCTCTATTTTTAAAAAACTTAATGTGTCAATTGATAAACCACTAGGTTGTCTCAATGATACGGTTATTTGTATCGTGTCACCTTTAACTAAATTTCTGAACAACGTCAAATCTTTTACGTCCCGATCAGTAGATGTCGAGTTAATAGTATGGACACAACTATGTTGAGTAGAGCCATTTATTCTAATAGAAATATATACGTTTTTAGTATATGCTTCCTGACCTACCCCTAAAAAAGACAAGGATACACTTAATTTGTAAAGACTATTAGCTGGTATGATCAAATCAGGAATGTAAGAAGGACTTTTTTGTTTAAGTGCCCATGTTAAGGTATTACTTGCATCTACGGTGTCCCCCCCAACTAGAGGTTGAGTATTTGCTTGATAAATCATTTTTGTTCTATTTAAACGAATTATTTCTTTTGGGATATCTATTCCGGAAATAGGGCCACTTATTAATGCATTATACTTTCCCCAATAAATATCCGTTTTTAAACTTTCCCTTACTCCCGAAAAAGAAATTAAAAAATGTTCACATTTTACGATAACAGCATCATTTGTGTTTCTTATATTTATATAAAAACCAATATTTGTTCCATCATCAATCCATCTAGATACAATATCATAATCAATGTAAGGATTATATCCGAATGATTGAACTGTAAGTTTTTCTGTTTTTATGCCATCTACTTTAACCGCATAGTAATCTAATATAAGATCAATTTGGTTTTCTAACATGGGTTTTCCTTTAACCGAAAAACGAACATTAATTGTAGCGTTATTATTAGTGTTAAATGCATTCCCAGGTATAATAGCAAAGGCATTCCAACTGTCTGAAGTGGTTTTTAAAGGAGAGATATATGTGTTTTTATTTAATTCTTGTTCAGTTATAATTTTTTCACCTGCGACAGTTGAGCCATAAGGAAGAATAGCCATGTTTATTCTCCTTTCATATAATCTTCAAAAATGGTTTCAGCAGTTTTTCCAATAAAATCGAATGGAGGACTATAGTTCCAAATGAACAACCCTTTAACAGCATCAATTAAAGCCAAGCTATTAAAAATTCCATTATAATAATATCCTTGAACTAAATTATTGGTCGGTTTTGGGTCAGAACCTTGGTTCAAATAAATAGGCTCATAAAGAGAATTGTCTAACCCCATACAGCCAGTTTCGCTAATAAATATTTCTTTATCATATAATGCTGACAGGGCGTGTATCGTATCTCTAATAGATAATAAAGATACGGACTTTAACATTTTATTTAAACTTTCATCTCCGGCTGTGTAGAGAGTGTTTTCACTTAAACGTGGATAGACGTTCATGCTAATGAAATCCAAATGATTCAGTAAATTGTCACTCTCAGCTTTTTGAGTAGCAATAAAAATTGCCTGTTCAGGATCGCTATTGTTATAAGATAATTGGATTGTTGGATATGTTGATTTTAAACTGTTAATCATTGCAATCCAATAAGAAAGTAAGGCTGGATCTGTCGATACTGACAAATTTTCATTTGCGATAGAAAAATGATCTACCCCATTGTTCTTTGCATATTCCATATAAAAGCGAACTGCCTGCTCGTAGTTTGTAAACCATGTACTTTCATTACCTGGCAATGGTTTAATCGTTTGCTTATTTCCATTTGCTCCATCGTCAAAATTTTTAACTAAATGAATCGCCATAAAGGAAATGGTTATTCCTGCTGTATTTGCCTTTTGAAAAAATTCATCCATTTTAGCGGCAGATAACGTTGCAAAAGATGTTGAATTAATATCGGAAACACTAACAAAAACAACCAATTCAATTTGACAGTCCCAGCTTTTAACATTCGCAAGCATAGTGTCAACGTCTGTATTTCCTTCCAAGAGTCCATATGCTACACCCCTATACTGAGGTTTGTTTTTTTTGACATATATCACTTCATTTATTTGATTCAATCGTTGTTGTGTCTCTTCCGCCAACTGCGCAGCATGATCGCCTGCAACTTGATCTATTTTATCGAAGTTATCGTTAAACTCGTCTCTTTTTACATAATCAGTCGGTTCCCACGTGTGCAATCCGAGATTTTCCGTTGTTCCGCTACTCATTTATACAAACTCCCCTTCGCCGAGAAATACTTGTTCAATTCCGTCCCACGTATACGTATCTGCATCCTGCCACTGCATATCCGACGCCCCCAATTCATCCCACGGTAAATACGTAAACTCGTACTCAGCTGCGATATGTGCCGGTATCACGTCATTCACCGCATCTTCAATATCTTCGAGATTCTTCGGTACCCCACGCTGACCAACGAACTTGAAATGCATGATATTTTCCGTTGCTAGTTCTGTCGACTCAATCCCGTAAAACGTATTGACTATATCATTTAACAGCGCGAGATTAACTGTGCCTGTTCCCGCAATTTTACTGGTTACGTAATGTTGCGTTGATATTACCGATCGTTGCGGTAAATGTTCGATTCCAGTCAACGATTCCCATCGGTCAAGCGAAATTGTCGCGGTCAACGTAAAAAACTGATCGAGCAACTCGCGTAACTTCGCTTGCATACGTGTGCTTTCATTACCTTCCGTACGCGCCGAATCCATAACTGCGAGAAACTTTTCGTAGTATTGCGGAAGGTAGTCGACAACATCCTGTGCGATATCGCGGTCAGTTTGGTATGCTTCGAGGGTACCCGATGCAGCAATATCGCTCCGCGCCGTTTTGTATTTCCACGCGTTAACTATCGATGTTGCATACGCTGATGGTGATGACCAAACTGTTTCTATCCTGTATGATCGTCCAGATACGGTTGCCTGCGATGTTGACGCAATACTTACCTTTTGCATACGTACAGCACGCAAAGCTGCCGAAGCATGGCCGTTCGCTACCGTTGATGTATGCTGTGCTACGCGATAAGCGCGCCCCGTTTTTACTGCGTGTGCTAACGTAGTTGCGCTTGATTTCGTTATCGCGGTGACCCTCGATGTTATCGATGCAATAGACGATATGTTCATCGCATCAGCTGTTACGATTGCCATACGTGATCACTCCTTAGTCGAGCGTCACAGTTACGTTGCCTGCCGCTAATTTTAGTTGATCATCGGTCGCAATCGTTTTCGCAGTCGTCAGCTGGCCGCTGTATAGCATATTACCTGCTGTAGCCGCGTCGAAGAATGCCAGGTGGGTAATCGTTCCCCACGCCGCAGTAGCAATCGGAAATAATACGTCAGCTGAGTTACTCGCTGACCCAGCGGTTGGCGCGTTAAACGTGATCGCTTGCCGCGCGTATGCTCCGCCTGTGACTTCGGTACCGCCCGTTCCTGTGTCCGTTGGGTCACTCGTAAATAACGCCACATATACGGTTGATGGCGCTATGTACGCAACCCCTCGTAATGTGGCGTTTAGTAATGCGTTTTCCAAATAATCGCTGAATGCGTAAGCCATTTAATCGTCTCCGTTTCGTTTAGTTATGCAACGAGTACCGCGCCAATTACCGGCACTTCGTCTGTGTTCAGTACGATGTTCCCCGTTTGCCCGCTTACTTGCATATTCGCGTAATCGATAACACCGTCGGTATCAAGAATAGCATTCGCGATCTTCGAGTAGCGCACTGTTTGATCAACAAACGCAATACTCTCGAAGTATACCGTTATGCTCGCGATAATTGCCGTTTTTACATCATCTAACACAGCTCCATCGGTTAGCGTCAATGTTGCGCTCACGTCGATAGATCGTTCGGTTACGCCAACTACCGTAACACTTGCGCCAACCGGTCGATTGTCCTCGATGTAAGCCGATACCGCGTCGATTACTGACTGCGCTGGGCATCGTTTATTATCGTCGATAACAACGACTTTTACCGTTCCAGGGCCGTTCCATAACGGGTAACATAACGCGTCCGAGATACCGGCGACCGACTTCGCCCATGATTCGTATTGATATTTATTTCCCGACGTAATCGGCCGGCTTACTTTCTCCTGATATCGTGCTAGTAATGACTCGTCGGTTTCTTCGTCAATACCGCCAGTCGTTGCTTCCGCGTTATTAACTGTAATGATACTCGCCATGTCGCCCACTACTGCTGTGATCGTTCCTGCATCGATATTTCCGCTAACCCCGCTAATCTCGGCGGCAATCGCAACATCAACGGTGCTGTCTGTTACCGTTGCATCAACGGTTGTATCGAAATAAATCGGAGTATCGTCAGTCGTTGATAGTCGCGTACCTTGCGGAATTACTGTACCTGCTTGCGCGGTGATTGTAACGGTACCAACTGCTGCAACCGCTGGTTTACGCGTCAACCCTTGCTCTGCGCAACGACGGTCAAGATACTCACCATACGTTGTGTCGACAAATCCGAGATTAAATACGTTGTCCATTTCGGCGTAAGCCTGTTCGAGTTCAATCGCAGCTGGCGATAGAATATCGGATAACACCGACCCTTCACGCTTATCAAGCGTATCAGATAATCGTTCGAGCATTCGCGCCAAAATCACTTCGGCAGTCTCACTCTCATACATCTACGTTCACCTCCATTTCAAACGGTGCTTCCGTTACGGGAACGACCGTAAATGATATCGTTAACGTATCGCCGACTTGCGTTGATTCGATATCCGTTACATCATCGATGCGATCGTCATAAATTAGTGCTTCCGTCACCATACGCTCTACTTCGGTTTCGAGTAGCGATGGGGTCAACGTTCCGCCGAGTAAATCTTCGAGCTCGCACCCGTAGTCATCCGTATAAATAAGGTAACGTGATCGCGCGGTGATGATCGCCTTGTAAATAAATTGCTTTAGCGCGTCTGTACCGTCAATTAGATCGCCAATCGTTCCATCATAGAAATTTAACTCGTAAGTTAACGATGGTTCTAGATCGGCCGTACTGTCATCCGCAGTTTCTTCATCGACTTGATCGAGCAATTCCGTATTATTATCGGGGGTTAGCGCCATTTAGTTCGCCACCTTATCGATTAAGACGTAGAATTGCGATTCCTCGTTGCCAATTATGACTACTTCGTCATCGACTGCGATACCCGATTGCGACGCCGCGTAAGTGATGATAAGATCGTCCTTATCGAGTGCGATACCGTCATTCAACGTAACTTCGATATTTGGAAGTGGCGCAGTGACCGTTCCGATTTCGATATCAACGTCCTTGTTATAGCCGTGTTTACGCATCAGCTGAACCATGCGTGATGCACCGCTACCTTCAACCTTTAATCGTTTGTCCACGTTGCCACCTCCTATACATATTTAGCTGGATTAACTGCGTTCGAATGCGATGGGTTCCATACCGGAATATTAATTTCGAAATGTAAGTGCTGGCCGGTAGAATCGCCGGTGCTGCCCATATACCCGATCACCGCGCCACGCTTAACTGTTTGTCCATTGTGATACTTTCGCGAACCTGACCGCATGTGCGCGTAGAGCGTTTCGTACGTTTTACCCTTAATCACGTGATGAATAATGATACATTCGCCGTAACTGCTCGATCGATACGAACGGGCAACCTTACCCGATGCAGCCGCAGAAATTGGCACTGTACCCGACTTCGCGTAATCAATGCCTGGATGCATCTTCCCGTTGCGACGACCGAATGGGCTAGATACCGGCGCGTTTACCGGCTTCATAAATATGCCACCGTTGTCCTTCGCAACAGATGTCGTTGACTTACTGCTGCTCGAAGTAGACGTGGTATCCGGTGGCTCATACTCAATTTCGTTAAGTTCAAGTGTTTTCGAAACTTTAAGCGACATCGTATGGCTCGTCGGGGTATACGTATGTGAATCAGTCAGCACGTAAAAGCCACCGCTTATTCCCGTCATGGATTCGCTTACTTGCACCTGTTTACCCGCGATGATCGACGAATCACCGATAGCATCAACGTTGGATTCCGTTTTTACCTTGTTCAGCTCTTTGAGTAGCGCGTCCGCAACGGATTTATTTTTTTCGTCCGTGTTGTTGGATTCGTCCTTCTTTTCGCGCATCAATCCGTATTTCTTAATGTTATCAGAATCGCTAACGGTAACGCCCGCTTTATCTGGGCCGGATTTGCCTGTAATGCGTACTGAGTTTCGCAGGTCATCGATAGACTTCGAATAACTTGCGCTTGTTAAATTCGACCCATCGCTAATTACGAGCTGCTTGACTTGGTTCTTACGCTCGCGCAACGTAAGCTTACCTTTTTCATTGCCGATAATAAACGTGCGCCCATTCTTTTTCTTCGTCTCAGTGAGCGCGGTCACGATCATATCGTAAATTGTCTTGTCCCGAAAAATCAGCTTTGAAAATACATATCCGGTATCATCAACTACCCCATAATCGATGCCGAATCGCTTGCAGATCGATTTAACGATTTGCGACGCCTTCATTTTCGTAAACTTTAGCGAATCCGTATTCCGCGTCAGATAATAGTTGTAGTCGTGTGCTGTAACGGAAGTGTCGCCAGTGTCTTTTATATCAACGTTAAAAATGACCCCGCGAAAAACCTCGGTGCCACTGTCATAAAATCGTATCTCTTTGCCTAACGTAAAGCTAATTGCTTTAGTCGTCCCATTTTTCGTATTCGCTAGATCAATTTCGCAGTCTCGCTGTGCTTGCGTCGTATCACCGGACCATTTAACCGACGTTACTAACTCTGTTATATAATAGATGTTGCTGTCTGAATAGTATGCGACTGATATACTCATGATGGAATCACAAACTTCTGACCAGGGTAAATCCAGTGTGGATCCTTAATTTTCGACTTGTTCGCGTTATAAATCTTTCGCCACTGTGATCCACTCCCGTAATATCGTTTTGCAATCTTCCACAAGCAATCGCCTTTCTTCACCGTGTATGTTTTCGACTTAGATTTTTTAGCCGCAGCTGGCCGTGATTTTGCTTTCTTTTTCGGCGATGAAATCGTAACGTGCTTAATCTTAATCTCGCGGTATTCCTTCAACGTAAGTGAAAAGTAAATATCGCCAGGACTTCCGAACTTTTCTGCATCAATCGTAAAATCACGGATAGTAACTTTGCAGTTAGCTCCTCCGATTCCTGTTACAAGGAAACGAATTGGCTTACGCGCATTACGCCACGATTCCATTTTAGATACAAACGTGTTTGGCGAAATAAACCCCGAATAACTACAATAAATAGGATTATACTTTTTTGGCCAAAACGTCTCAATTGTAAACTCCTTTTGCCCGCGATAGCCAATATTTGATGTTTCGCCAAGCCCAGCAACCGTAACTTCTTCGTACCCAAACGGTGATGTATATTTCAATGACGGTGGGTTAACGGGTAGGCGTAAACGCGTACTGCCGTTAATTAGCCAAAATTCAATCGCCATTTACGCTCCCCCGTTTCCTGCTGCTTCGATTTCGTTAGCGATCGCGTCCATTAATCGAATGACCGTAACTTTATCCGTTGGCCCGCCCTGAATTATGATATCTCCGAATTGGTACGTGTTCCGGCCATTACCACGCGTATATGCTTCGTTCTCACTTCGTGTAAGCACACGTTCGCCCTTATGCAGTGACGCGGCGTACTGATCATATGGTACGTTCGATAGTCCGCCGGCATGACTATGCGCATACTTAACCATTTGCACGTGCTGCGACATAGACATAGGTGATCCGCCTTTTGCCTTACTTCCGGAACTGCCCCAGTTTACTTTCGGAATGATCGGTATATTAACTCCTGGTATACGATTGATGACACCAATCATCTTATTAATTCCGCCAATAACTGAATTGATCGATGATGCAGCCTTCGTCTTAATTCCGTTCCACACCGTTGACCATACTGCACTTACCGTTTTCCAATGTGATGCCAAAGATACGGCAGCCGCAATTATTAAACCGATTGGGCCGAGCAATATGAGAATTATGTTACGCGTTTTTTTGAAATGATTCCATGCGTAGGCAAGCGCTGATGTTACTTGGTGCCACCGTAATACGAGTACAACGATGATCCCGATTAACACTGCAATAGCTGCCACAATCCACGTAATCGGGTTTGCCCACATTGCCGCGTTCAATCCCATTTCGGCCAGTGTTGCCGCCATTGTTGCAGTACGCCACGCATTCATTAACTTGATTACTGCACCAACAATCGATAGACCAACCATTGCTGTTTTAAAAACACCAACCGCTACTGCCGCACCAATAAGTACGCCTGATATCATATTCCAATGTGATACTACTGATTTTACAAGGTTAACAATTGTCAACAATATGTTCTTAACCGTATCCCCAAACGATTGTATCTGACCAGGCTTCAAATTCGATACCCAGTTTGCCATTTCCGTTGCTACTTGTTTAATTACGGGCAACGTCGGCATGAGTGCGGATATCTGCAACGTTTCCATTGCGCCCTTAAATTGCTCAACCGCACCCTTTGCATTATTCATTTTTTGCTTGGCTACGTCTAGCGCGGTGACCTTCGACATTTCACCGTACATTTTTTTAACCCCGTCCGCGCCCTCAGATAGCAAAATACGACCTGCCCGAATAGCATCGCTACCGAACATTTGCTTGATCGCATCGCCTTGCTCTTTCGGATTCAGATTTTTAAGGGATTGACGTAAAACCTCGGCAACATCAGCCAAACCTTTAACCTTACCTTTAGCATCAAAGAATTGGTCAGTACCGTTTTTCGTGATAATGCCCAAATCCTTCATCAACGCAGCCGCTTTTTTCGTCTGTGGGGACAAATTCATAAGCATCGTCTTAAACGATGTACCAGCGTCTTGTCCTTGCAAGTTGTTATTCGAGAAAAGAGCCAGTGCTGCGGTAGTATCACGTAATGACATTTTCACACCGGAAGCAACAGGGCCAACAGCTGCAAGACCATACTTGAGGTCAACCATATCCGCAGATGACGCGTTTGCCGCTCCGGCTAATGTATTTGCCACAGCAGCCGCAGTTAATCCCGTTCCTTTGAACGAGTTCAACGAATTGGACATAAGTGATGCTGAATCCGCAAGGCTCATACCTCCTGCCGTTGCCATATTCAGTGCTGATTCAAGCCCGCCAGCTTGTACGGTTGCCGGTTGCATGCCGCTTTTTAGCAGTTCTTCTATTCCTTGCGCCGCTTCTAAGGCGTTGTATTTCGTTTTCGCTCCCATCTGTAACGCAAGGTTCGTCATCTGTTTCATCTGTCCGCCAGTAGCGCCAGTTAACGCCTTAATCGTGCTCATTTCGGATTCGAAGTCCATCGACTTCTTGACCGCAGAAAAACCGCCAGCAACGACTGCACCAGCGGATGTTAAGATACCGAGCTGTTTAACTGTTTCACCGATACTACTTTTAAATAGCCCAGTTTGGCGTTGAGCTGATCGCATCCCCGAAGTAAAGTTGGCATCAGTCAAACGAAGGACGGCCGTCAAATCGAAGGCGATAGGTCATTCCTCCTTTCTTTATTTATTCCGTTCTTTTTCTTCCGCTTCGAGCACGAGCTCCATTGATGCATACATAAACGCGCGAATACGTTGATTCTTCGCGTATAACTCGTCAGGTGGAATATGGTGCCGTTGGAATATCGCGTGGATTAACGTTGCTTCTCCACCGGCCTTGATTAGTTTTTTGCCGCGAGTACCTGAGCATCCATATTTTCAAATCCGGAAACTTTTAGGATCGTTTGAACCATTTGTGTAAGTTCACCGGCAAATAACGCTTTTTGTACGCAATCGACCGGATCGGATGCGCCGTAATGTTCGATCATTTTCGAATCGCCAAAGTTCAACGATGTACATGCATTCGCGACCATAAGACAGTTTAGTTTCAATCCGTCAACCTTATTAGCAAACGTTGCCTGCTCGGTAAGATGGTTGAGTGTCTTACCCGTGATCGGCTTTACTTCGAGATCAATGCCTAACCGCTTAATGTATACCGTTTCTTTTACATCTAAGTCCGCGCTAAGAAACGCTGACAATGCATCTTTTTTAGCCATTTATATAAACCTCCCGGTTATTTTCAAAATAAATAGCACCCGCAATGGGTGCCATGATTAACTTTCTTTAATCTCATCGAGAAGATCGAACCCGCTGAATGTGAATGGGATCTCCGTTTCGACGAGTTTGTTTGCCTCGAAGTTTACGAGGTCAATCTTATCGAACTGAACGCCTTTCATACGAATACGCTCAGCGCCCCATGATTCGGGGTCGTCCAATTTCGCGATTAGTTCGGTAACAAACGGAACCCCACGATCTGTTCCGACTTGACCAATTTGTTTTACTAACGCCGATGATATTTTCAATCCGGACATTGTTCCGGAGAATGTTACGCTAGTTGTTTTATGCGCCGTAATTCGTGTACCACTTCGTTGAACTTCTTCTTTATTTATTTCTCCACTGGCTTGCACCTTATTAATGTTTGTCAGCCACGTACCATCCTGCCATAGCTCACCATAAGAGCCGTAAATAGCACGCGTTCCATCCATAACCATGCACGATTACCCCCCCCCTTTATTAGACGTTTACCGTTAAGAATACGTGCTCCATAGAGTCAACTTCGGTATAATTAATCGCTAAAAATACCGTATCCCCGCTACTTTCGTGCTGTGGATCAAGACCTACCGCGTTGTCTGGAAGAATAAGCACGTTGCTATTTTCCAACTGTTCGAGATACGCCTTAACCGCACTAATCAAAGCGGCCTGACCATCGGCATTGTTATTTAGCTTGCCGATATAGTTATCGCGAGCCGTCTTATCAATCGCTGTGGCAATCGCATGGCGAGCGCGGATGCTGCGGATCTTTTTCTTCGTAGTCGTAAGCCCTTGCTCGACTTTTACCTTTTCGCCATCATTTACGAGCACTAGCGACCCTGCCTGCAACGCCGTAACGATATCGCTATTCTTCAACCGTTTCGTAACATCATCGACTGGAACTACTGCGTACGTAATTGATGCGTTAATCGGCGTGCCAGCGACCAAACCGGCGATAAACGGTGCATAATCGCTGCTTGAATAATCTACGCCCTCAATCGTTACACCGGATATCAAGTTCACAACGGCATCGTTGGCCAGCGTCGTAGATCGTGTATTTCCTACAGATGGATCGAGATCATCCGCAGCGCTTCCGCCAGCAACGAACATAAACTCTTTCTTTTCGGTGATGTTGGTTTGCAGCCAAGCCGCCGTTTCCGTTTGCTGTGTAGCGCTAACTTCACCATCGAATACAAAGACGTTAAACGGTCGTGCTTCAAATTCGTTGCGTGCTTCGCTGTACGCTGCTTCTTCAGTAACTGTCGTTCCATCGATTACCGGCAACGTATAAACAAGCACTTCGCTCGCGCCGCCAGCCAACGCAAACTTAATCGACTGGATATTATCAGCGCCAAATAACTCAGTAGCGTCAGACTCATTAGTTACCGTATAAAATGTTTTGTCAGTAGCTGTTCCTCCAGTATGGGCTTTCAACGGGATAGCAACGATACCCATCGCGCCTCCGCTGATCTGTGCAATAGCTGCCTCAACAAAATTAATATAGAGACCCGGACGAACCGGCAAGGCCGTCGGATCCCATTGAGTAAAGCTCATGTATTTCACTCCCCATTAACCGTTGTATTAACGGCCATGATCTTTTCTGTTTCCGGAATGTCCATAAGGTCACGTGTCTCCGTTTGTAGAACGCCAATTGAATAAGGAACACCACTCGCCGATGTATAAACGGTTCCATAATAAAAGCCCTTCACTCGGATAAACCGGGAAGAGCTTCGTAATGGGATCATCATTCGGCTATTTTGTATAGCGTGATCTATCGCGTCAAACTGCGTTAGCACATCTACGGAACTAGAACCATAGTAGATTAACTGGTACTCGCGACTATGAATATTTGTTACCGATGTTTCTACTCCAGTAGGATTATATTGCGATCGAATAATAAAGGTGCTGGCTACTGGCGACGATGGAACGTCTTGTCTCGCTATTATTGATGTCGGATACATCGACTTTATATAATCATAAATCGAGTTCATTTCGTTTATTACTGTCACCAGCCGGCCTCCTTCATTGATTTGATCATTGATTCCTCAACCCACTTCATCCACTTTTCTTGATTCTCTTCGGCCGATACATCGAGATATTTTTTCTCTCCATTTACATTTTTACCGCCGTCATCAAGCTCATGAATGTAATAGGCGTAGTTAAAGTCACCTTCATTAGCTGTTGATTCAATAGTTGCTTTTAAATCGAGACCTTCTCCTGTAATATCACCTGGCGTAATGCCTCGTCTCAACGTTCCTTTGTCAATTGGTGCAATATCTCGTGACTCTTTTACCCAATCATCAAGCGACTCGTGTAGCCCTTGTTTAGCACCTTTAGCCGCGAATAGTGGTGACTGAGCAAGTAACAAACGCAATTTATCTGAATTAATCTCAATCGACGCGCTCATACGGAAATCACCGTCAATATCGGTTTACCGGCTAACCGCTTAACATCAATCGTTAGCGGCGTGTATGTCCGTTTAATGCCGAGCTCGTTTGTATACTCAAATTTGTCCGTGAGCTGAACATCAACGAGTTTATCGAAATAAATTTGCGCACTTGATACAACCTCGCTAGATATGATACCCTGAGCACCAGTGGATCCAGTTGTTGACCGCACTAATTTTGTGCCCTCATTAACCGCGCATTTCATTGGTGCTCGATCAGTCGTTGTTGTTCCGCTCCATTCGTCACCAGTCGTGCGTATCCGTGTAACTGTCTGCTTCATCGGAATTAACGCCATATCACAGCACCGTCCACTTTACGCCGCGCCCAGATGATAATGATGGTAAATCGGCATTTGATTCGTCGTCATTAATCAGTTGCACGACAGTTTTCGGAATATCGTCGAACGGCTTAATCTGCGTTCCTTTGAATGAAAAGGAAACTACGCCTGATACAGAAAAACCGAGTGCGCCCTGTTGCGCGTACTTATTGGTGTCGTTAAATACTGTCGCGAGAAACGCTGCATATTCGTATGCTGCCGAATCAGGAATCGTATAGCCTACATATTTGTTTGCGAGCACGTTCGATGCTTTATTAAGCAATCGTGTTTTTCTCGATTCATCGCTATCGTCCCAATCTTCGCATACGATGACGTTTACATCGATATACGCATCAGCATCCGTAATATTTACGGCCATTTACCGTTCACCTCCGCTTATTTTGCGGAGGCTTTCGGCTGCTCCGCTGGTTCATCAACGCGCTCAGTATCTTTCAGTGCATCGACAATTTTCGTTTCTTTTGCGTTCTTCGTTACGTATTGGCCGGCGTGAAACTTTTTCAACTGACCATCAACGTAAAACGCGAGTTCTTTAAATCGGCTCTTAAACGTTGCCAAGTACCGTCACTCCTTATGCCAAGTTCTTGATACGTGCGAATGCTTTTTCTTGTTTCAGCTCTAGTGTGTATTCGCCGACAATAATACCGTTTGTGCTATCTCCTTTTTCACCAAGGTACTTGTGGAAGAAGTCGCGGCCAATAAGTGGGCGAATAGCCATACGGTTGCAATCGCAAATAATAATTTCGTCTGGATCAAGGTTAATGTTCAAGTAGATCGGGAATTGACCGAAATCAGATACGAACTGGTCTACTTTCTGACCGCGGGCATTATCAGCACGAGTAACATACAGATGATTATCGTCAAAGTTAGAAATCGCACGTTTCTGCTTCGGGGATACTTGGATATGATAGTCGCCACCGCTCTGAAATCCGCCTGCTTCGTAAATCGACTGCAAAGAATCGTTAAGAATGCTAGCACTAGCTGCTGCATTTGCCGCGTCAGTAACGTTAGTCTGTACGAGTGACCGGATACCAGCCATTTGCCGAACCTGACCGTTATTAAACGCAACGCCGCCAATCAATGCTTTTTCAAGTTGCAGGGCGAGTTCAGTCTGCTTCTTCTGCTTTTCATATTCGTACAGATCAGCAACTCCGTACTGTTGTACTGCTTCGGCAGTACCGGAAACTTCGATAGAGTCATCGAAAATTTGCGTATAGTTCTGATGTGGTGTACGTGATTTGTAACGAGCAGCACGTGCGTCTGCGCCTTCGACACCTTCAACGAACTGAACTTCAACTTTTGCGCCATCAGAAATAGCTGCCGGGGTAGTACCTGCATATCCACGAGTTACAGTCAGCGTTTTCGAACCTGCATCAACCGTGGATACATACAGCAGCTCATCACCAATTTTGATTACGTGACCTACACGGAATGGTTCGGCATCTGCTATAACAATTGATGTGTCAGACGCTAGTTTCGCACCGGCTACGGTCGATTTATCTCCGAAAAGTTCATCTTCGAACCACTGATGAGTCGTTTGAGTTACGGGTTGACCGAAACCGCAAAGGCTGATCAGCGGAGTTTGATAAGGATTAAGTAGTAGCATTTCATCTACTACGGACAGCTTCTTACCAATTAGGGAAGCGTCATATGCTTTAGTCATTAATTTCACTCCAATTTGTAATTTTGGGCATCAAAAAAGCACCCACTTATTTGTGAGCGCCTTGAGCTTTCGAATTTAGTTACTTACCAAGTTCACGTTTCAATTGTGCGTATGCCATTTTATCCTCGATCCGACCGCTCTTTCGTGCCTTTTCACTTGCTTTCGCGAGCAATTGCTCAGAGGTCTTATCAGATTTATCATGGCTGTCGTTTGTTGCACTACCGATTAGACTCGGTTTTTCTTTTGCAGAAAGATAGGGTTTAGTTTCGATTAGTGATTTTACTACATCATCGATGCCGTTAATCGATCCATCTTCTGTAACTTCTACGCTAGACAAATCTGCTAGTTGATAAGCATCGTCAACATACGCGATTCCATTTTTTGTTGCGGAAGTAATAAACGCATTACGAATCTTTTCGGTTTTTACCGCTGACCTCATCGTTTCGATTTCCTTCGTTAATGAGTCACGTTCTTCTTGCGCTTTCTTCGCAAGTTCTTCGGCCTTTTCCTTCTCGGAAAGTTCCGCAATTCGTTTTTCTTCGGCTTGCTTTTCAAAGTCGCTAACTTTCGTTTTCAATTCGTCGTAATCAGAAAACTTCTTATGCTCACGTGCGATTCGTTCAGCAAGAATGCGATCAATATCCGCTTGCGTAAAAGTCTTTTCATCTTGTTTCGTATCATCAGTCGGTTTCTTTTCCGGTTCCTCAACCGTAGGTGTTTCATCTTTTACTTCTTCGCTCATTTCGTATTCCTCCGTTTATCAAGCGCCGTCGCGCGTTAAATTCCGTTTAGTTTTACGTCTTAACGTTCGGACATATTAATCTATTAAGCCATGATTCCTGCTGTTTTAAGTTTTGCTAATAATGCATTAAAATCGGTTACTAATGTTGCAACATCAGGAGCTGTAGAGTTTGCTTGATCAGATGCTTGTTTAACACCGCCTACAGTACTTGTTGATGCAGCAATTAATGTTGTTGGGATACTTACATTGGCAGATCCATCGAAGTTTACTGATCCAGTAACCGGGCCCGTAAGAGCAATCGAGCGTGCTGTTGCAATTTTTGTCGCTGCTACTGCTGTACCATTTCCAGCTAGCGCCGTTGTTCCGGTAGTTCCTAGTGTTAGATTTGAATTTCCCGTTCCAGCGCCTATTGCGGATCGTGCTGTACTAGCATCTGCCGCGGTAATTACTGCTTTACCTACATCCGTAGCATCCGTGATTTCATCAGAAGTTACCGAACTGCTACCACCTAATGACGCATATACAAATTTACCGCTCTCATCTTTTGTTACTAGTACATGTGGAATTGCCTTTACCCCGTCAATATCCTCATCAATTACAGCAGAAACACCACGTGAATCAACGCTAATCGGTGTACTTATTTTATTATCAATCGCCAAACAATCTCATTCCTTTCTTAAATATATTTACTTGGATCACGTATTGCTGATACAGTATGTTTACAGTTTGGATGGAATATACCGTTTCCACCTCCGTATAAATCATCGAGCAACGGGTAATCACCGGGGGCATCGGCTGTTAATTTAACAATACGACCTTCCCACGGCCCACACCGATCCTTTGCGCCGTGTGAACTAATCACTCCATATAGCACGTCACGGCTAATAGCTTCAGTTGCTGTTGCTTCAAGCATCAGCCGCATCATTTTCGTGCGTGTCGCCATGTCTACGTAAACACTAGGTTTCCATCGACGGTGCGATGCATCGATAATTCCCGAATTAAGCGAGTCACCAAGTCGCTGACGCAGTCTCGTAATCGCATCGGCATTCATCGTCTTTCGTCCATTTACTCCTCGCGATAAATTACCACGCAGCACTTCCGCATACATTTGGCGTACAGATGATCGTACTTTACGCTCAACATTCTGTGTTACCGCGAGCAGATCCGACTGTGTATCAGATATTGCCGCTTTTACAAGTTCATCCGATACTTTTTTTGATTTTATCGCTGCCAGTGCTGCTTTTTTGGTTACTTCGTCACCTAACGATATAATCGCCAGCACCGCGCCAGCAATCGCAGCATCAGCCATGTGGTCGGAAATCCATTTCGATGAGTCATTGTTTAGTTGCACCAATATATCGTGTACCTTACGTAATATAGCCTCTTGCTGACGTGGTGTAAACCGTGATAAATCGATATTATCAAGGACGCGACGAATATCACCGATTGATTTATCGTACAATGCCGTTAATTTAGCGATCTCTTTATCGAAATCCGGCTCATTAGGCATCATCCGCTACCACTTCCGCTGTCGGTTGGCTGCTGAAAGATCGACGCGTCCACGGTGCCACTCATCCGTTCTTCATCGGACTGAATACGTGATATAATCTCTTCCGCCTGCTGATCGTCCACTTCGGATTCGATCTTGATCGCCGAGTGTTGATCTAGAGTTGGCTTTCCACCTGTTCTGATCTGCATGATTTCAGCAAGTTCTTTCTCATCACGTGGAATTCCATCTTTCCACTGTATTGTCGGATAAGTAGGCGTATACTTATCAAAACCTGCGATACTCTTATTAGCTGCAAGTTCGAGTAGCTGTGCTTTCCATAGTGCATTCCGAATAGCTTTATCGTAATGAATGCGTATTCGCTTCACTTTCGATAAAATCGGCATGAACCGTGCTTTAATTGACGAGCTATCAGTGTGTGATGTACCGGTACCCCCATGATCCGATGATGTTGATGTACCGAATAACCATTGCGGTGTTTCTGACATCTGAAACACGGTGCCGATTAGCAGATCGAGTTCCTTAAATGCCGCGTCAAGCTGCCCATTCCACGTAATAGCACCTGGAATTGCATCATCTTTCGTTAGTGGAATATATCGACCACCAAATCGTGCTGTTGATCCTGCTGACTCGTCTAAGTCAGGGCCATACAATGTTGGATCGCTATGTTTCCACAAGATATAATCGATCTGCGTCAAACGATCATTAATCGCAGCAAGTGTGGATTCGATCTTTTCTATGCCGCTGATACCTTGCCACTCATCATCTACTGATTTATATGGCGCGTGATCAACGAGGATCATCGGTACGCCTGTTTCCTCAACATCATTATCACGTCCAGTAGGTATCCGCTCACCAATGGTAAACACCTGTAAAGGAACACCATATTCATGATTAATCTGTGGATCATACAGTGCATATCGTTCATATGTGATGTACCCAGGAACATGACGCTCAACATTAAGAAACGGCTTTTCATCATTTTCTGTTTCCACCCATTCAACCCACGCGATATTTACTGCCTTGAATTTTTTCACGTTACCACGCGATGTCTCAGGGAAAACGTAATCTGCGCGAACATGTTCGATAATCGGGCCCATTTCTGCATTGTCCGGTATCATTTCCAGAGGGATCGCCGAAAAATCATCGTAATATCCATAACGTGTTTTAAACCATGCATCACCGCGATATCCAGCACCAATTACTGATTCGTGAATTTCAACGTTCAAATCGTTATTCTCAACAATACGATTTAACGATTTTTGCTCAGGCGAATCATCCTGGCTTCCGCTTTCGTATTGCGGTGGTTCACCGACCATTAGATCGGCTGGCTTGGTAAGCAGAATGTCCATTAAATTAACGGTGATGTATAGATAGTTAAGCTGTGGTGCAAGCGGCGTATCTCCTAGCAACCGTGCTGCACGTTCCAGTATGTGGTGATGTCCTAGATATTGCGGGCCATCATAATAACCTTTGAATATTGCACGGCCTCGACGATATTTCGCAATTCGCGAAAGATCATCTAATGGTGGATAAACGGCGCCTGTTTGAAACAGACGATAATCTCGTGTATGTTCGTAAAAATCATCGATTTGATCGTTGAGCGTCCGACGAAATAGCATTATGAATCACCGCTTTCATCATCGGCAAGTTCACGTTCCAATGCCTCGATATCAGCCGCGATCTTTTCGTCAGACTGATCAGCTTCATTATCGGCTGTTTCCGTAACTGTACGGTCAGTAAGCAGGCCGAATCGCTTGAGGTACAAGTCCATCGCTTTAACGGATGGCTGACTCGCGAATATGAGCTTGAGCATCTGCTTATACACGCCTGATCGATAACCGGAAAGAAAATCGTCGGCAAGCATGTTCATGTATTCGATAAACACGGGGTCTCGTTTCCAACGATACATTTGCCGTTCGCTAACTCCTACTTGCTCCGCGATATCCTTAATCGTAAGTTGTTGCTCTACGACTGGATTGTCGAGTTCACGTTGCACAAGCAATAACGCTGCTTTTCGTTGTTGCATCGTTAGTTTTGCTTCGATCTGTTGAAATTTGCGATTCATAGCGTACCTCCCTTCGGTAAAGTTCCGTTCAATGGGGTAAAAATACCCCTCCATATTAATTAGTTACATATTGCTAACTTTTACGGAAATTTTGGCTAAATCCAGTTAGGTTTATCGATAATTCGTACTTTTGTACGTTTTGACGTAGCGATCGCCATTTCCAAACTATCCGGTCCGTCATCATGTGCGTTAGTTCCGTACTGTTCGAATTGGTCGAGTAGCAACTTTTGCGACCGATGGAACACGATATCGCCACGTTCAATGTCCGGCTGCATCGATTCAATACGTAATTCCTTACGCGACCGTTGCTGTATCTTATTAACGCGCGAATATGCCGGATAGCCAACGTCTTGTAATGCCGCTTTCAAACGGTCAACGAAAAACTCCTGTGCCATTTGCGCCTCGGCACCGATACGTGTCGGTTGATACTTCCGCACCTTTTCGATAATTACTTGCATATATTCGTCCGGATGGATTCGCGCCAAATATGCATCAATAACGTATATTTTTCCGGTAATCTTATGCTTGGCGATCGTAATGCAAGCCGAATAGTCACCGCGCTGCTTACCCATTGCGAAGTCTACACCCATGAAAATATCGTATTCTTTCGCTGGGAAATCCATATTATCCCAATAATAGAACGCGTCAGGGTGGAATAATTGCGATTCTTCGTCGAGTGGATTATTCATAAACTCGGTATTGAACGCCTTGGATCCGTAGTTAACTTTTTCGAGATAGAGTTGCGCGAGTGGGAACCGTGCTGGCCACAGAACTTCAGCACCGGCATCCATGGCTTCTCGATGATCCGCGTAAAATCGTAATGCTGCCTGAGCGTTTGGTGTCGGCGTTTCTTCGCTTGCCGTTTCCATCGCGGCCAGCTCTTCACCTGTTGGCTGATACTCGCGATAAATGCGTTCAAACTCTGCCCATAACTTTTCATTCGTCGGTGGCGTAATAATCGCCGGAAATCGGTTTTTAATAAAGTCGTGACGTTCGTTAAGCACATAATTAAGCAGTGAATCTACGTGAACGATCGTTCCCATGAAGATGATCGCGGTCTGAGTCGGGTCGTACGCCGGCATTAAATCCTGATTCAGCCAATCTTTCGCTTTCTGCCGCAGTTCTGGCGTATTATTCGAGTCACGCGACTCAAGGTCGTCCAAAATGATGAGATCCGGCCGCTGCGACCCATTACGGAACCCACGAATCTGTGTACCGAGCGATGTCGCTTCCATTTTCGTGCCCGTTGTCGTCAAAAACGCTTCTTCCGAGTCCTTTTCGTTGCGCGTTTTCTGCTCAAACAGCACAATTCCGAAGTCGTCGCGCAATTTCGTATTATATTTGAGTTGGCCGGCTACCCATTTGATGAATTTCTTCGATCCTGCGTTCGTTTCCGATATAATCAGAATCATCCGACGCTTACGGAATACCGTTTCATGCGTTGGGAACGCGTTTGATAGGTACGCCGACTTTGCGTGACCACGCGATGCAGCCCATGCGATACGCGCCGTACGGTTTTTATTCGATACAGAATCAAGAATGCGCGATAATTTACGGTGGAACTCCGGAGCGCTATCCATATCGACATCGGCGGTGGGTACGAGGTTGTCCGGGTTGCCGGGGTTACGCGCTTCCGAGAAATATTCGTAGAAAAAGTACAGCATATCGACCTCAGCACGATGAACACGCTTGAGTTTCGTCAGCTCTTCGCGGTCACGCCGTAGCTGATCGATGTGATACTGTGTGGCCTTGCCCGACTTATACAATGCGATCAGCTTGCGCGCGTGCTGCGTGAGTAAATCGATCCTTCGGGCACGTTCGGATCGATCGAGCCATTTACCGTTAATGTATGCGATGATGATCGCCATCCTTTCGTTTAATACATGCTGTGGCTTCGTAGGAAAGCCGTAGAGCGATGTTTATACTATTCGAGTGTATTCGTAAGGATACACGTGTGAAATTGACGTACGGGGCTCGTAGGCTTTCGTATGAGTATCGTGGTGACTGCGGCCCGGTTACGAAAAATTGTGCGGCAGTTTAATTCGTCAGTCGGCCGGAAAATTTCGGGTGCCCTGGGGGTCGCGGCAAACAGATTAGTCGATGTCATATCGATGTGTTACGTAGACACTCGTCACCATACGAATCAGCCACTTCGTCACACTCGATAGCAACCGTAGGCACGCTCTTATCGATAACAAACGGCATTAATCGTAGTCTAATTGATAATGCAAAGTATACGTAGTAATCATAAAATATACGAATAGCTGATAAACCCCGTAGTATCAACGTTTGTGGCAGTTACTACACAATTACATTACTACGTAAAATAAATATTTTACGAACTAATCTATTTACGCGCTAGACATCGACATATAAAATCGAGCATCCACCATAATCGCAAATATTGCCTAAATAACGCCAACCCCCTGAGTTTCAACCGACCTCGTCTGGCCGGACCTTCGTGCTGACACGTGGCGCCCGCGGATGAATCGTAAGCCTACATATAATGGCCGATAATACACGCGACAATGTACGGTGTCATATGAGCGCGTAGCAGACGGCGTGTGTAACGTTAGGTATCGTATGGTACGATTGATTAGCGTGGTGATTTCGTTCGGCTATGCGGGCGCTACGGGCATTGTCTTTCTTTCTTTTCTTTTTAGCGAAACTTTTTCTTTTCTTTCTTGTCTTTGACAAGATTTAAAGATATTCGCGAACAAAGGTATTTAAATAAACATGTAGCAGGTCGAGCGTAAGCGAGTACCTGCAATGTATTATTATTATTTATTTGTTATTATTACGTTGTTCTTATTAGTTTACCGTCTGCGGTATTTAATCGATTACCGTCAACGGTATCCGGACAGTTACCGTCTGCGGTATTCGGGCGTTTCCACTCGTAAAGTGGCATGTACATTTTCTTCTGATGGCCATTCCATGTGATCTTTTTCGTAATTAGTAATCCTTCCGTTTCCAGTACGTTGACCAGCGGAGCCACACGGTTTCCATCGATCCCCGTATTCGCCGCGATTTGGCTAACGTTTGGATACGCCCACATATACGTATCTTTGTTGGATTCTCCGTTAACATAGGCGTGGAAATATCCGAGCAATACGATACAATCTCGTGCTGTCATTCCATCGTATTTCGCGACAAGTTCCGGTAACAGGTCACGGTAAATGTAATGTGGTGTTGGCGTGTAGCCATCGTCAAGGACTCGTTTCTTTTGTTGCAAAGCTACGTCTGCAATATTTTCCATGCATATCGTTCCCCTTTCGCTTAACTATCGTTTATTGCCCGCTGTATTCGCTTAATGCGCTGTCTAACGATGTCCCACGTTCGAATATCCAAAATAGCCGTCCCGTTTCCGGATGCTTTGCATACGTAACATACTGTAATCCGCGTTCATTTATTAGATAATCCGCGACACGCTTCGAATAGACGAAGTGCAGCCGTGACTTGATCGATTTATCCATTTAATTACCGCCTTCCGTTAAATTATCGTGTGCTACGCGGTAAGTAGCGTTAAATTATCGATATTTCCGGTTGTAATCGAAATCCGTGTAATTGATGCAAATGTGCCCGATGTCGAGTGACCAATCGAAACACGTATGCTGTGGATCTCCCTTTCGCGCACCATTCGTATGAATACCCCATTGACGTTTATTATTAATTTCCGGATCATCACCGTATTCCTTACGATTGCGTTCGCGAATTCGTTTAAAATTCCGTACACACAAGTTTTTCATGTCGTGGTCGAACCACCAGTCGATAAGTATTCCTTCCATTCCGTTAACCTCCGTTGTTGCTATTTAGCGCTATAAGTTGTCCTCTCGCCAGTAACCGCGCGATAAATAAACTGATTCACAATTGTTTCGTATTCCTGATCGGTGCAGTCGATTATTTTAGCAATCACTGGTTGCCGCCAATATCCGGGTTTACACCGAAACGTATTCCACGCTTTAAGCGCGCGTTTTCTATTCTTGAATAGCCCAAGCAGATAGATCGTCTCTGCTCCGTGCCTTAATATGACCGCGGACTTCTTCTTTCGTACAAACTCGATTTTAATTCGAATTAACATATTATTCACCTCACTATATAATACGTTTCCCAACGCCTAATCGCGCAGCATTTCCGCGATAGCAATCCGATCTACCCGTTTCCTCAACGTTCGTTCCAGGCGTGCACGTTTCTTTTTATCGTCACCCTTGTCGTAAATGTCCCATCCGCCGTAATACTTTCGACGCGCGTTGATCTTTAATACTCGGTTTAATTCGCTCAATCATCGGTCACCACCAGTATTAATGCAGGTCCAGTTTCTGCGGTCGCTATTTTTTGTACTGGTCCCTTGCCTTGCGTCTTTACGGCATATCGCTTATACGGGTCAACTTCATAGCTGTATACCCCCGTCCGCTTAACCAGTTCATTAATTAAATCTCGGGTTGTCACATCATGTAGATATGAGTCGCGCTGGAATTGTTCGATTGACTTCGATGCTATATCGGATGTTTTCTTCGTCACAACCCCGACCTTAACTGCAGTTTCGTTCATTTCACGTAATGCCCGTTTAACCTGCGCAATCTTTTCGATCGCGTCGTCAGCATCTACGTTAATTTTTACCGTTAATTCGCTCATTTCGATTCCTCCTCGACAGTGTACGTACTCACCGGCTGTTCCTTCGTAAATTCGCGGTACTGTTTCTTCCGTTCGTTATTCGTAGCTTTTCGTTCGCCAACGGCAATCCGTGCATCGCGATAATCAACACCATCGATGCCAACGAATGCAGCGACCGATAGCGGCACCTCATGTTTTCTACTGCTGTGCTTGCGCGTATGGCTACCGTATTTGCGACGTTCCAGCTGTTGATCGCTCATGAACGGATACTCTTCGATGCTCATTTTGTTACGGCGCTTGTCCGATAATTCTTCGTACAATATTGCGTTGCTCAATCGTTCCAGTTCGCCGCTGTCCGGCCGTTCACCGGTGGCACATACGTATTCATCAATACGTTGCTCAATCGCCTGCGCGCGTGCTGTTCGGTCGTTATAAGGTGGCGTGCCAGCGCGAACATTACGGGCGAAACCGTTTACCCATTCGGCGAACTCGTTGCGGTAATACTCCAACTGTTCCGCGTTCATCTCCATTTTAATCGCTCCCTATCGTAACTATTGCGTTTATTTTCGTTGACATTGATTATTATAAGGCGTATAATTATTCATTTCGCCTATTTATAGTATATCATGCGTTGTTACTTCGTTAAAGTTTCGTCATTATCGCATATTTATATTGACATGTTTATAAATATGTTTTATTATATGTTTACGAAATAAGTAGGAGGTGAAGCGATGAGCGAGCGAAAACCATTTACAACAACCATTGATGAGGATATTCAAGCGTCGTTTAAGGCATATTGTAAAGATACTGGCGCGACTATGAATGATGTGCTCGAAGCTTTTATGCAGGATTATGCTGGTGGAAAGTACGCATTAAAGAAGAAAACCGTCTACACGTTGGACAAAACGAAGTAAAAATTAATGGCAACCCGATCCCCTGCGAAGAGATTACGGATTGCCCATGTGCCGACGAAATGGCTCGTCAACATAACAATTATACTCTATTCGCGAATAACTTAGTAGACAACTTACCCATAAGTCATTTTTCGGCTTGTTCGACCCCATTGCATAGCGATTTTTATATTTTGTAAAGAGGGAAGGATGACCGGAATGGAATGTTATGTATTGGATTGGCGCGATGCATTCAAGCAGCGGCATGTAACCACGTATTCGCTTGCACCTGTAACGTTAGGATCACTCGTTCATTTAAGCCCGATGATGGCGACTGGCTTCGGTATTATTGTTACTGCTGGTGCCTTCGCTATTATTATGGCCAAACTTGAGCGATATTATGCGAAGAAGGACGATGTATTAGCGGATTATGTACCGATCATTGCGAAAGTCATTTTATCGTCCGTTGCGATTGGTGGCATCGTTTATCTCGTTGTCGCGAATCCGATATGGAAGCTATGGTGATCGCGATGTTGCTACGATTTAATCCGATGTATCGTAAATTGAACGATTGCTTTCGATCAGTCGGCATCTTTAAAACGCGGCGTGGCTACGAAGTGCTGCCGATTATTCACGCGATCGAACGTAAAGACGGCTATACGGCAATGACTTTTACATTGCCCAACGGCGTTGATCCGAAACTCGTTGAAAAGCGCGAATATGCGTTTCAGCAGACGTTTGGCACGAATACAACGGTACACGGCGGACCGAAAAAGTTCATTATTCACGTGTATGAGCGTCAAATGCCAAGGAAATTAACCTATCGATGGTCGGAAGTTAGCACAGTTTGCGAGGGCATGGCGTTGCCTATTATTACCGGTGTTCGCGCGGACGGTAAGCTGTTCGCATACGATATGTTCGTGCATCCCCACCTGCTTATCGCTGGTGAAACGGGCAGCGGTAAATCAACGCAACTACGCGCTATTCTAACGACGCTGATACGGATCAAATCACCGCATATGCTACGGTTTGTGCTTGCCGATATGAAACGTAGCGAGTTCGGTTTATTTCGCAATATTGCCCACGTAGATGCGTTATGCAACGATAATGATGCGCTTGCGCTAGCACTATCCGAGGTACAATGCGAGTTAACGAAACGTGGCAACCTACTTGATCAATGTGGCAAAGTAAACGTGGTTGATTTACCGCCAGGAAAGCGGCCAGCAGACATTATCGTATGCATCGATGAAGTTGCGATGTTGCACGGCGACAAAGAAGCCATGAAGTTGCTCGAAGATATATCGGCCCTTGGCCGTGCGCTTGGCGTTTACCTTATCCTATCGATGCAGCGACCGGATGCAGACGTTCTTGACGGAAAGTTGAAAGCGAATCTAACAGTTCGCATGGCGTTCGAACATGCTGATGCAATCAACTCGAAGATCACATTAGGCGCGAAAGGTGCAGAAAATCTCGATGTTACCGGCCGCATGCTGCTCAAAATAAAACGACCCGAACTCGTGCAAGCACCATTATTGACCGATGACGCGGCGATAAAGTTACTTACGCCTTATTATCGCGAACCTAGCGTAAAGCAACCGAAAACAATCAATAATCTACCTAACCCTTTCGGTGCGCTTGACGAAAAAGGAGGTAGTGAACTTGATTGATCGTGATAAACGAATACTCGCTGACCTCGACCGTTTCCGTTGCATGAGTCGCGATGATATTGCTGCATTACACTTCGCAGGTATACGGTACGCGACCGTGGAAGTTAATCGTGTGATGCGACGATTGCGTGCGAAGGGTTACGTGAAGGTCGATGCTACTCGTAATTCCTACGTATACATGCCGAAGGACGCTCGTATTCGCGAAGGCAGTCAGAAGATCGACCACTTTATCGGCATACTGCGTGTGTATCGCGATTTACAAGCATACGGCAATTTGCAGCGTTTCATCGTTGAGCCGAAGTATGGCGCGAAAGGTACGGTAGAACCGGATATCTTCGCGATATGGAACCGATCGCCGTGGTTCATCGAGGTACAGCGTAGTAATTACACGGATACCGTAATGCGACGTAAATTAGCGCGATATGAACGATATAGACAATCGGGTGCATGGCATAATCTCGATTGGCAGCCGAATGGTAAGCCGATATTTCCCCACATATGGATTATCGGAAAACGACGATATGCGAACGTCAATGCGTATCAAAGTGATGATGTGCGTGATTTTATACAAAACGTGGCACAACGTGCCACAAACTGAGGTGATTGATCATAAACGAGTTTGTAAAAATCTTTATCTATAACGCGATCATGGACGAAATCAGTTGTTTAGACGCATGGGATGCTTATGATAAAAACCAGTCGCATTTTCAGTATCGGTGTTATCGGCTACGTGAAACTATTGATTGGTATAAACATGAAACTGGGCAGCACCTTGAAAATATTGAATCTAAATTTGGTAAACTGGTGAATGGAGGAAATTAAAATGAATAATTTTGTCAGTGCTGATATGGGTTACGGGTGGACGAAAGCGGTCGCAGGAGAACGATATTTTAGCCAACCGTCCGTGGTTGGAGACGCGCGTCAATTAATGGAGGAACAACGTAAGCCTGGTGATTTGATTTATCACGGTGATGACGGTGACTTTTTTATCGGTGATCTCGCGCTACGGCAAAGTAAGATTCGCTATACGAGTACCGGCGAGGATAAAACGGATACGTGGACAACAGCGGTGCTGCTTAAAACGCTACTTGCTCGATTAGCACCGACTGGCGCGTCGAATATCATTACCGGGCTGCCCGTAGACTACTATTTAACGCAGAAGAACGGTTTCGTGCATTTATTCGACACAATTAACGAAAGCGGGCGTTATTCCGTCGAAGTAGTCGGCCAAGGAACGATACATGCTAACCCATTGATCGCGAAACATAAGATCGTGCCACAGCCGTTCGGCAGCGCAATGGATTATCTGCTTGCTGACGATGGCTCGCTTGCTCGTCCTGATGCCGCGAAGAAACCGATGCTCGTCATTGATATCGGATATTACACGCTTGATCTTCTCGAACTCGAAGGGATGGAAATCGGTAAAAATAGTCGTAGCCCGCGTAATCTTGGCGTAGACACCGCGTACGATCTGCTCAACGGATACCTTATGGAATCAATCGGTCGAGCACCGGAACGTTTCGAGTTAGACCGATATGTGCTCGCTGGTGAATACGCTGGGTACGATATTAAGCCGTTAGTTGACCGCGCCTTCCGTTCGCTCGCGCAGCAGATTCTACTAGAGATCGAGAGCCAGTCGGCATATTACGCAACTTATTTGCTAACCGGTGGGTCGGCGTCATTCATCGCGAAGTATATCGATCTGCCAAACGTTGTTGCCCTCGATAACCCGCAATTTGGCAACGTGCGTGGCTACGGAAAGATAGGTGCTCGACTATGGGCGAACAAAAGCGTAAGTGCCCGGAGATAATTAAATGCCGGATCCGCGCGAAGAAGGATGATGATTTGCGTCGAGCCATCGAACAGCTTTCGGAAGGTATCGATATTAGCGATGTGCTACGTGATGCGCTAAGAGCGTGGTTTTTCGAAGGGGAACGTGTGCGAACGGTGGTTAGCGATGAGCAAACACCGATGCCAATGCTCGATCGTATCGAAAAGTCTGATGATGAGCTGACGGGTGGACTCGATGATCTACTAAATAACTTCTGAAAATATGCGCGATTATGGATGCTTGTACGTATTATATAGTGAATAGTAATGCGTAGTTGACAGCTAAAACGAAAGAAGGGAAGCAAATGCAGGGGAAGTTATTGATTGACAAAATTGATGATCTTCAAAGACGCATTGAAAGACTATGTGTCAAACAGGAAACCGAATACACAGATAGCAGAAACAGGTACATTAACAAATTAATGGTACAAAAATATTCTTTGGAAAAAGAAAAGAACAGAATGATTACAACATTGGGTAACTTTTAACTGTTCAGTAGATAGCTAAAACGAAGGAAGGTGAGAGCGTGAAAGATTTAATTGGTCACAAACTCAATGAAAAACAGGTTAAAGCTATATCAGAAATGGTTGAAGCTATGCAAGATATGCGTGATCAAGATAAGAAATACGGTGATGAAGCATATCTTGCAGATCAACAAGAAGAGTTCATGCGTTGTTCAGAAGAGCTATTAATAGCGCTTGGAATCTTTCGTAAAAGATTTTTCTAATTCACAATTCGACACTACTACGTATCATAATCATTAATTACGTCAATAACGATATAGTAATCTATTCCACCCTACGCGAATAAACGTAGGGTTTATTCGTTTATAATATGCCGCGTGTACGTAAAATAAATGCCCCTACGTAGATAGGCGTAGGGGCTTTCGTATGTTTATTAGATTGTCACCGTGGTATTATCAGTTTTACGCCAGTAATCGTAAACAGCGGCAATCTTTCGATGGGCTTCCGCAAGCTCTTCGCTCACTGTTTGCTGCGTAATATTTAGCGCGCCAGCGGTGTCGTCTTGCGTTCGGTCATCAACGTAAATCAGTCGTAGGATTTCCGATTGCCTGTCCGTAAGCCCTGCGAGTGTGATCGCACATTCGAGGTCTACGATCATGATTACCGCGTTATAATCGCCTTTATCGTAGCCACGGTCATGTAGCGTATTATAGTCGCGTAGCAACGCTTTTACGCCAACACTCGTATATAAGCCGGGGTATTCGTTCGCCAAATTACCGCTTCCTTTCGTTGTTACGATTGACTTTCGGTGAACTTGCGTATACTATGTTAATAAAACGTTTGAATCGGAGTGAATCGTTATGTCATTCGAATGGATTAGCGCGCGATCTTCAAATACCGCATATGTTACGGTAGACAAGCAACAACGGCTTTATCTAAGTAGTGATTCCGTTAAACTATTACAAATTAACGAGTACCCTGCGCAACTATTCGTTGGCTATGATAAAGCGAATAAACGCATGGTCGTTGGTAAAGCGGGCATTGTTCGTGTGCCTGACGTAGAACCGTTTAAATTTGATAATCGTCGTTATGCATACGCAAAGCCGTTTGTACGAGATATCGGGCTGACGAAGGCTAATCTGCCACTTCGGTACGAATACGTTGGCGACGATTTGGCTGGCGTCGATATTCCGCGTGGCACGAAGCTATTTCAGCTTGTCGCACATGTTGCGGAAGATGACGAACGTTGAATATCCGCTAATATTACGTCAACTTTCGCATACAGATCCTCGATGCTGCCGTCATTTTCAATCGTGTAATCTACGGGCGCATCGTCGAGTTGCGTTTCAGTCGTATGCTGCAGGTCAGCTACGGTAAACTCGTCGCCTGCTTCCCGTGCTCGTTGTAACCGTAACTCGTCGCTTGCTGTTACGCGGATGAACATATAGCCATCGTCCTTGAGCGCACTATATTCGACTTGCTTGCGACAATCGCTCACGCACACGCGATCATAATGCATGGCTGTACGTAATGCCGCATTGACGAATACTTCCGGATCATATTCGCACAGTGCTTCGCCAATCGCTTGCAGTCGTTCACGCGGCTTATGATCGCTATGACCGTATAGATCGATAATCACGCGCTTGAGCGAATCAGCGAACGCAATATCGTTGATGCCGTGCTGCATGAATAGGTACGTGGCGATTTCCGACTTGCCACTTCGTAGCTTGCCAATGAGCGCGATATGAACGGGCGGCAACGGATCCGTATTGATAAACTTCGATAGTTCTTCGTGGGCTTGTTCATATCGTTTATCACGAATCAAACCGACGATTTCGTTTTCCTTATCGGATAGCAGCATACTCATTTACGCCACCCCGCGATCTGATCGATAATATACCCGGTAATGCCCATCGTGAAGAAAACGAGATAATACACGTAAATATTAATGCTTCCGCCAAATAACGTGTGATATCCGTATATTACGGCTTTATGGAACCCGAATAGTGATAGAATCCATGCGATTAATAACGCGCTGATTCCATACCCAAGCATTAGCGATCACCCCCTATAAATACTACGTTAACTAGCCCAAGCATGATGATATTCGAGAAGGTAAGTAGAATGTCTAGATTACTACTAGTCACCGAATACCCAAGCATAGTCAATACTAGCATTACAATATATAATAGAATTACTGCTGCATCGTATACCAATACATATGTTTTCATTCGCCCACCCCGTTTCGTATCTTTTCGTTCAGCTCGTGCAGCCGGTCATATAATTGCTTACGTTCCAAATTCAATTCGGTAAGCTCACGTTCGCGCTGCGCAATGCAACGTTCTGTTTCCGCTAGTTCCTTCGATAGCAACCGTACCAATTCTCGATTTAAAATCATCGTAACCCCCTCGATGCATGAACGATGGTCCACGTAGCTGCGAGCCACATAATTGTCGCGATTATTACGGGCACTCGCACGTTTACGTTAAGTCCGAATGTTAATCCGATCAGCAACGAAACCCCGACGAATAGCGCTTGGAAGAATACGAAGTAGAGTATCGATACTACAATAGTCGCGATCGTGCTAATTACGTGTTTTCTCATTCAGCATCACCGACTTCCTCGTAAAGTTTCCGTCCTAGTGCTACGAGTGACTCACGTAGTTCACGCGGTGATGATGTATCGACGACTTCGTGCAATCGATCGTAGCAAACTACGTGTTCCTCTTTCGTGAGCAGATCGGTTTTATCGAAATCATTTCGTAGGATTTCGTCGATTAGTCCTACGATGAGTAATCGGTGTTTATCGTTCATTTACTCGTCCCCTTTTCGTTCAATTAATCCGTTATCAATCGCATACCACAATGCCAGCCCCGCTGCGTCACTTTCGTCATATGTTCCGCCCTTACCACTTGTCGCGAACTCCACATCGCCTACGTATCGCTTCACGGCATCCTCTACGTCAGTTTTCGTTGCGTTTCCGTTACCTACGACCATCTTCTTCCACTGGGCCGGGGTACACGTAACTGGTTCGCCAGTGTACCCGAGTTCTGCGAGAGCAGCGTCCATTTCACGCCATGCTCCGAAAACCTTACGATTAATGTCGACCGATTTACTGCTAAATTTCTCGCGTACAATTACGTCAAATGGCCAGTAGTCGCGGCAGAATAGCACCGTCCAGCTTCGAATCATTGCGTTGCGTGCTTCGTTGCCAAGTTTCGCGTATTTACCGCCAGTTTTAACGTGCGATGATGCGATGAACTTCGGTTTACCATTTACGATATCAATAACGGTCATCCCAGGAGACGCGAAACTGGTATCGATGCCTAGAATTCGTATTCGCTCAGTCATCTTCAACACCACTAATTACTAAACCGATAAATCCACCAATAAAACCAATAATAATAAACACATAACTAGGTGGGCCATTAACAATTAAGGATAATAAAAACCCAACTAAAAAATCGAACACAGTAGCAATAATAAGTGCCAATGCAACGCTTTTACTCATCCCCTAACCCCCAATTCGGCTGATTCACGCCCTTGATATTCCCATTCGCGCAACTTCGTACTACATCGATCAAACTTATCGCTATCCAGTCGACCATCTGCGAGATGCGTACCAATAATATAGTGGTACATCGTTAGCACATCGGCATAATTAATGTCTCTCACGATGCATCACCACCGTCCTGACGGACGCTGCGAATAAATTCAAGCGCATCCGCGTATTCCTGCTTCGCTTTATCACCAAGTGACGAGTGTTGCATGCGGTTAACGAGTGCTTCGATATCCGAAAATTCTTCGTCGGACAACGATTTTGCACACGCTGTCTTATAATTATTAAACGTAAATTTGTCGAGGTTCAAAACTGGTGGCTTTTTAGCTTTCACCGCGTCCAGAACGTCAGCAAAATAATCGCATAGTGCTAACTTATCGTCGCGTGTAAAATGCACGTGGAATGCGCGAATGTCCGGTGACTTATGGTATTCCTCGTCGGTCATATTCCACGACTTCTTCGACGCGTTCACGTAGAGAATGATGTAATCATCGAGATCGTACATGATCGAGTAGCCGACCGTTTGCTTGACGTGCTTGTCCTCCGGTTCGCGCATCGTGTGTAGCGACGTTTTCGCCGCCGTTGTCTGTTTTGATTTTATTTCGAGTCCGACGCGTAGTTCTTCGCCATCTGGCGTTGTATATCGCATAATTCCGTCCGGCTGGCCATAAATGTAAAACGTATGCCCGCGATAAGTAATACGTTTATTCACCTTCGCGAACTCTTCGAACATTGGCTGGCCAGCATCGTTAAACTCGAAATGAAACTTCGCGTCAGGCACGTGCTTACCGATTAGTAATACGTCGCGTTGAATCATATCGCCGATGGATGTTCCCTCAGCCGTCCATCGTGCTTGCCACGGCTTACGGCCGAATGAGTCACGCTTGGCTCCGAGTGTTTTAACGTAGAGTTCTCGTGAATCACTACCGGCAGCCGACGGTGAAAAGTACGGGCGTTTCGGCCAAATTTTCGGAGGATTCGTATACCATCGATGGAGTTGCGAATCGAGTTCGTCATCCCAGCACTCCGGCGCGGAATGAAAGTTGTCGAGCATGGATACGAAGTCTTGCGCGATAGTGTCGTTGTATTCAGTCAAACAATCGTCTCCTTTCGTGTTCTAGTTTCAATAAATTTGAATATGAACCCACATATGCTTTGCTTATTGCCATTACATACGAGCGATATGTTTCCATTATTAAACCCTGTTTTTCTTGCTGCGTCTCGAATACTTTCAAACTTAGCTACTAAATTATTATCACTATCAAACATAGCAACCGGATTTTTGGCCATTTTGCTACATTTATTTAGATAGGTAAGCCCCTTTTCGTAATTTATTGTTTTTATTATATAAACGCCGTGAAGCGTATTTTGCTGATGAGTAACCCACTCTAAATTTGAATAATGATTGTTTAGCTTATTCCCATCTATGTGGTTTACGATTAATCCATCTTGATACCCGATACAAAAAGCGCGAGCAACTAACCTATGCACTTGATACCATTTTTTAACACTATGCTTTGATAGGTTAACCCTATAGTATCCCCTAGCTATTTGCTTTTTCCGTATAATGCCAGTTTCTAATGCTCTTACATCCCCGCAATCACTTACTTCATAAAGGCCCTTATAGCCTATAATTGATTCCCAACGCAATGCATCATCCTCCTGGCTTACAGTGTTCGAAGTCCCATTCATCTTCGCTGTACTCATCCATCCATTTTGTCTCGATGACTGTATCACATTTAATTGGTAACGCGAGACTAAACGTATTTCGCATGATATCGTTATACACGTGGATGATATCTGGTGTTAGCTTATCGTTGGGCACGGCGTTTTTTAATTCGTCATGCAGAGTCAAGCAAAACTCGAACCCACGTTTTATCACAAACTCATAATAGTTTCTAATCATACACATTTGTAGGATATTCGCGCCAGAGCCCTGAATTGTATGATTGAATCCTTGGCGTTCACAACGCCCCGTAAACTTGATTAGCTCCCAAAATTCCGACCGTTCTTTCCACGGCAATTTACGAGATTTTTTACCAAGATCAGGATCGTTCTTATCGCGGATACCACATCGACGCATCATTCGGCATAATCTCTGCCACTTATCGACGTACCCCGGGAATCTCCGCTTTTGCTTGAATATCGTTGCCGTCCAGCCGTGCTTGCGTAAATGCTCGAATGTTACATCGACCATATGCCCGAAACCTGGCAGTATATCGTCGAATGTATCGTATGCCTTTCGCGCCTGCTGTTCGCCAATGCCGAACTTGAGTACACCTTTGTAGAACATATCGAATGCTTGGCCATACCCGCGAGCAAGAAACATCTGCTTCATCGCTTTACGGTACGCCGGAACCTCGTCGGCCGTACCCTTGACCGATTTATAATACGTCTCTAGGCAGATTTCCTTTGGAACTTCAAATAGGATTGCCGCAAACTCAACGTAAGGATCGAATCCTTTTCGGTACATCTCCGCAAATGAGTCGTCACCGAACTCCGTCGCCATACGATGTGCTTGTATACGTGGTTCAATCGACGATAAGTCGGATCCTATGAACGTCCACCCTTTCGGTGGCTTAAACGTCATTCGCACGCGTTCTCCCTCGCTTGATCGAGCCGGAATGTTCTGTACGTTCGTACCCTTTTCAATCGCTTTGTCCGCGTGAACCAATTCATTCATATGTGCGATAAAATTATCATCCGTAATATCATCGCGATACAGATCGTTTGCTTTGCCCGTGTACCCCTTCGAACTATAACGCCCAGTCGATACCGTTGATAGTCGCGTATGCAGCCGACCATCCATATCGAGTGCATTCGGTATCTTCTTGACGAAAGTTCCGAGCAACGTCGACAACTTAGAGTATTCAGCCATTGGCTTCAATTCGGGCACATCGCGATAATATAAGTCCATAACCTTCTTATTAACGAGTCGCTTACGCTGCTTATCGAACAAGTGTGACTTATCCTCGATTTTGAGCACGTCGTAAAGAAGATATTGACGATGCTTATCTGAATCTAAGTTGAACTCGTGAATGAAATCGGGTGCATTATCTGGACTAGGTGGATCAAGCGGATTTGTTTCATACCGCTCAATTCGATCTTTTAACTGCTGATACTTTTTTGTTTCCGGATTTACGTCTACAAGCTGTTCTTTACAACTCGCTAACATTTCGTTCTGTTTAGCTATCTGACGTTCTCTATTCGTGCACCATGACTCAATTCGATCACCATTAATAGTCATCGACATATCGTAAAGAAACTTGTCATCAATCTGGTACGTGTCATAGATCGCGTGAAGGGCTTGTTCCAACTTCGGCTCGAACTCGTTTTCAAGTTGCTTCATTTCCTGCAAATCAATTTCAAATCCAGTCCGTTCAATTGTTACATTGACTTCATATAAATACTGCCTGATCTGAAAATATGGATAGTAAAGATCATCACATTTTAGCAGCATATCAATCTGCCATTTAGTGAGTAACCAGCCTTTTTCAACGTCCTTTATCGCGTATATACCAACGATTTCCGGAGAGTAAATAAGCGGTGACCCATCGCCGAATAGATCTTCAAATGTAAAATCATCCAAATGATCAGCGCCGATATGATACTTGTACTTATGCGCGAGTTCCTTCAACTTGAACGTTTCTTCATGTTCGTTCAATATCTGCATCGCATCCATTGAGTCGTATCTAAAGCCAACGGGTTTCATTTTATCGTTAAGCATCATCGCGTAGTCGAACGTTGTATTATGGAACGATTTAATTTGCTTTGCATCCGATATGAACGATTTAATCGCTCCTAATGCCTTTGACCGCGTGCATTGCGGATCTTTCGTTAAGTGTCCGTAAGCTACGTAATATCCTTCGCGAAGCAACGGAAGCCAGAACGAATAGCCACCGGTCATATCAATGCGTGTATCGGTACCACTTGTTTCAGTGTCCCACTCAGTAAAAGACGATACTAACGGAATCTCAATGTTGCTTTCGAGTAACTTCTCGCGGATTAACGTATGATTGAATAGATCGAATACTTTACGGAACCATGGATCGTTCTGCTGTAAACGAACTTCTTCGTGAATACGCTCCATCAGCATCGGTAGGTCAGTGTCATCCGTAATTACTCGATAATTATCCGGTTTCGTACGAATCGTTTCGACCATACGTTCCTCACGTTTGGATTCCGCAATTTTCGCCTGTACTTCGACAGCTAGTTCGAGCGCTTCCGATTTGCTAAAAGGTCGCGGTCGGCCAGTCGCCGTATAGCGATTCGTAGCCTTTCGTTGTACTTCGCCACGATCCATGAACGGTTTAAGCAGTCGAAGTTTATCACGATCAGCATCCGTAAGTTTCATCGCAAATATTCGTTGCCAATCGTCGGCAGTTACGTCGCTTATTTTAGCCCGCGTTTCTCTACGGAGGGCAATACGGTTGGCATCGGTGTTCATCGACATTTTCATTCGGCAACATCGTAATTCCGGTCGCTATCATCGATTACGACTACTTTCTCAATATAAGTCCACACGTTACGACCATCAGCTCGTTTAAATGTTAGTCCTCTATTCCAATCACCATATCCATGTGGTCTTACTGCGGTCACAATTCCTTTTCCGCTAAGAATCCCTCGACTAATAATCGTATCTCCAACCGCAACTCCTTCCGGCTTTGGCGCGTTAAGATACTCGTCTGGAACGTCAAGTCCGTACGCACGATGAGCCGAAATAGCCTTTCCGATATCCACGTTAAACACGTCATCCGGCGCAACTTTAGCTATTCCTTTTTCGAGCAGCTTATCGTCAATATTACTATAAATAAGTGCAGCAACGGTTCGTTTCTCACGATTAACGTTAAACTTTACGTAGGTTACTTTTTCGCGAAACGTATAATTACCGTCATGATTTCGTTTGCTACCTTTCGCTTTCGCGATTATATCGGCTACGTCAGCCTTCGCCTTTTCCACGATTTCGCGGCGAGTGAGTTGCTTAATTGGCTCAAGATCGGCCGGATCCGCAAATCCTGTATCGTGTGAATTATTTAATTTCGAAAACGCCACGCGACCCTGCTCTGGGGATATTCTATTATCCACAATACGAACTACTTCTCCTTCGCTAAAACCACGAGTTGTTATACTAAGCTTTATTAATCGAGCTTTTTCGCCAACTTTGAACGTATGCTGTTCGTCATTTTCATACGTAATTGCAACATTAGACTCGTCAACCTCCGTGCCAAGCACCTTACGAATATCTTCCGCGTTTCCTTCGAGTGTTACCTTCATACAATCGCCTCCACATCGTCGTTTTCGTTTAGCTTCGTCCACTTCGGTTCGCTCTTTTTCGTCCAAAATTCCGATTGCTTGCCGTCGTTCTCGATCACATATACGTCGCGCCCGTCAACGCCCACGATGAGATCGACATCACTCGTTGGGTACGCCTGCTTTGCGTGATTCCGCGCTTGGATGATTAAGTAGCCTGGCCGGTCAGCCCGCTCGCGAATAGTTTTTACCTGCGCTTTGAGTATCCGTCCACCCTCCGGCGGTTCAACGGTTAAATCATATGGTCGCGTGGCTACCGGCTGGCAAACGTCCCATCCTTTCGCGAGGAATGCGGTGATTGCGATCAGCTCGCTACGATCGCCCTTCGTTAACTGTTCGTCCAATTAATCGCCTGCTTTCGTTGCAATCGTAATGGTGTCGATATTCACTAATGCGGTAAACAGTTGGGCATGAACGAAGTCTCCGTCATCAACGCTAGTGGCGATAAGATCTGCAACTGTTTCGGCATTTTCGTCGGTGATCGGTAGTTCACGACCGCTTTTCAATCGTACGGTGAACGTATGTGATGACGTTGGTGCTTCGCTGGCGGTCGGTTCGAGTACGAGATATTCTGAATGATAAAGAGACGTATCGGATTCTTCACTACGTATAGCTTCGCCATCATCCCAAGAATCATCATCTTTAACCGTAAGAACATCACCATTTTTGTACCTTGCGCTGTACTGTTCCATGACTACGAGTACTTTTTCTCCGGTTTTCGCCTTACGATTTCGTAGCACATATGATTTACCCTCGTACTCATACGTATCGCCATCGTTATAACTCTTCGGGGTCTTCGCGTCTGCATCTTCCAACGTCAGGAACTCGTTATCACTGACGTAGTGCCAATTATCGTTATCATCGCGAATACTGTCATCGCTGTTGTCGATATCAACTGGCGTAGTTACTTTTCCGTAATATGAATCGCCGTCCTCCGTAATAAGGACGAGTTCGCCATCGCGCGGCATACGTTTGCGCAAGGTATACGATTTTCCTTCGTAGGTATATGACGCACCATCTTCGAATGATTGCGTTGATGATTTGTCGTCATCGAAAATTTCGAAGTCTCCGAATCCTACATTTGCGCAACTTCCAGGTAATTTAACCCCATGAGTACGTAATTCAACAACTTCCCGTATATCACCGATTGAAAATCTATGCGTATCCCCGAAAGGAACCGTTGTATTTTCGCTATTTCCCATAATCTTTACGCGAGTACCAACGGACAGTTTCGCGAATGTATCGTAAGGGCGTATCCAGTTCCCATCATCATCATTATCACGGAAGTGCGGGTCACCATCCGAATCGATTGAAACTGCCTGGTAAAACGATCCTTTATCAATACCAATATCGTCATCTCCAGCACGAACCAAATCGCTAACCTTCGGTTTACCCGTTGTCTTTACGTACACATCACCGCCAAACTTCACCGCGTTATCTGCAAGTTTTTCAACGTTTAATTTCACCAATTATATGGACCCCCTTAAAATAAATCTTCCGGATTTTCAACAGCACGGTCAGCAGCTTCGAAGTCTTTATCGCCTGTAATACCAATCCGGCTTACGTCGAACCCAAACTTTTCGAGATCCTCCGCCTGATCATCGATGGACTTTACGCTCAGTACCTTTTCGTATAGATCATCGGGTACCTTCGCGTCTTTCGTTGCTTCAAACGTTTTCTTTTCTGTCGGCGTTAAATCTTCACTTTCCTCATCAGCGTCAAGTGGCGTTAAGCTAACGACTGTACTCTTTGATTTACCGTCCTTTGCGAGTTCAAACGGCTTGCGATCGAGTTTCTTCGCATTCTTTTCGATCGCGGCGATAATGACTTTCGCCTGTGCCTTCGACAAGTCAACAACAATCGGCTGGCCATCGGCAAGGTTAATGAATCCGAGCAAGTAACGTGGCTTCGGTTTAATTTGGTACGCTTGATTGCGGAGTTCTTCGGATTTCGTATCATCACCGGCATCTTTCGCTTTCTTCGCTTCATCATACAGCACGGCTGCGGCTTTCTGATATAGGTTTCCTGGTTCGACCGGCGTCGTGTAGAATACTTTGTAAACGCTGGCTGCGAAATATTCAACGAAATCCTCTACACTAGCCACACGAACCTTTAACGATACCCCACTTTTTAGCGAAACCAGTGCGTTGCTAAGATCTTCCTTTTCCGCCAATGCCGATTCAGCTGCCGCCTTACCTTTTTTCGCGATATAACTCATTTACACACGCTCCTTAATTCGTTTAATTTTCACCGTAATCCAATCGTATATCATACTGACTACCGTTCCCATTCCGATCACCGCAAACATCAGTATAAATGCATCGCATAACCGGCTCATGATACGAACCCTGCGACTGTTTTCGCGACTATACAATGTTGCTTAGTGGCTTCGGCAGCTTCCGTTTTTAACTCGTCAATACGCATGTTGATCGCAGCGATTCGTGCCTTGTACGCGAATATCTTCGCCTGTGACCGCAATCGCATAAGCGCTAATGTTAACTGCGCTATTTCAACGTTCAACTCCGCAATTGTGCGCTCGTTAATCCGCTTCACGCGTTGCTCAACCGTTTCTGCCTTACGTAGCTCTGTACGCGCAAGTTTAACGAATCGCTCACGGATTGGCCGATCAGCTGCGCCATGATATCTCGGGTTGTTCGGGACAATCACGGTCATGATCGTGGTCAAATCGTCGCTTACGACCAAACCAATGTCGCGACACGAAAATAAGTATGCATGCTTTCCATCAATTCCGGTTATACTGCTGATGAACCGTGATTCACGTAGGTGGTCGATTACCCACTTTGATGCGGTTTTATGCGATACCTTAAACCGTTGTATTGCACGATCGATTGCATGATTACTTACCCGCGGAAGATGGGCAGACCAACGATCACCAAAATTAAACCCATTCATTATAATCAGATCCTTTATTTTAAAGTAGATTCAAAAATTATATTAAACATAGTTTTTAAAGGTTTAACAAGTTGTTAAAACAATATTAAATAAATAATTTACTACACAAAATAATTAAAAACAGTTATAATAAAAATGCGGTTATTTACTATAGTCAACATATTTGTTTATATAATCAACAACCGTAAAACAGATGTATTGCAATTAACAAGTTAAGTAGTCGTGCCAATCGCCAAAGAGGTCACGATCAAATTCCTTTGCGAGCTTTTTCAAGCATCGCATCACAGTATCGCGTTTGATTCCCGTAGCTTGCTCGATTGCCGTCGGGCACAGTTTAGGATTATCATCAGATAACACCGCATTCACGATAATGGATACTCGTGAGTCTTTCGACTTTGACATTAGATGCGCAATCAGTTGCCGCTGACTACGTATCTTTTCGAGTGTTCCATCGTGCGGTATGTTTGTTATGATGAGTTCAAACGTTGATTGCCCGCTTGAGTCATTACGATTAATATCAGACTCAAGCATTTCTTTGTCTAAGCGACTTTTTGTCTTTCGATATAAATCGCATCGCGCTCGTGTTATCGATGAGTGATAATAGTTCCAAAAATCTCGTGAACCATCGAAAGTCGACAAACATTTAAGCAGCTTGTTCTCGTAGTACTCTTCTAACTCTTGCGGATCAGATCTGATGCTTCGTGCATGTTGTCCAAGTTTTCCTGACCAGGTAATTCTGATCATTTTGTAGATCTGTGTGAACACATCATCATCATGATCTTTCAAGTAAATAAGTACGAGATTATTCAGTTTTTGCCGATCCAAGTGGCAAGACCTCTTTTCTAATATAATACTATAAGTCTAGCATACCTCAGACCGATCATAGCAAAAATTTACTATATTTGCATTCGTAAAATTGTTCAATATGTTGAACCTTACAAACCACCACCGCCAGGGTCTGCCATATTCGTCGTTATCCTAGTACCACTCGCTGAAGACTTACCATTATCATTTGTAAATCCAAATCCAACTGCCAGTACTACTACCGCGATCACCAAAATAGCCTTTTTCAAACAACCATCTCCAGTTTATAGTTTTCCATCAATATTTTTGATGGTATTTGGAAATCACTGAATGCCTGTAGACTTTTATAAACCATGCACGCGTAAATACGTTTTCCGGATACAAGCATCTTGACTAATACACGGAATAGCTCACTGCCATCCATTTTGGCAAGCGATAGATAGTAGTCCCTAAAAATAGAGTAACCATATCTTTCAATCGACTGCTCAGCCAATTTTTGCGCAGTATCACGATTTCCCCATCGTGCCTCATAATGAGCTAATTCGGACATATCGTTAATTTCACTTCGATCGATTTTACCGTGAAGTATCTTTAAAAACACTTCGTCACATAATTTAACGATCTCTGCTTCACAAACCCTCCCGTATTCAATCAACTGTTTCCGATATTCTTCGTAGTTATGCATCGATTTTTCGAAGTCTACGAACATGTACGATGTTCCCACTATATAGTACGACTCAGTTTTGAATTCTGCGCATATTTTTGAAGAAATAATTTCCATTGCTAGTTTTCTCGCAACGGGAAAGTTTGTATTAACGTAAAGTTCGCCGCACATGTTAATTTGCTTAGCTTGTAATAAAAATGAATCATGTAAAAACACATCAGTTACATCGTTGATCGCGCTTATTAACCGCGGATAGTATGAATACATAACAATATAGTTTTTCTCTCGGTGAGCAATAAACGCAGACAAAATTAACTTGAGAGCTTTAGTTTCAGGATGTTTAGGGGAGTAATTATGTAATTCTTCTATGATGTCCTTCATATTATAATAGTTAACAAATAGTTTAAAAATCTTAATGAAGTCCTTATTTTTTCGGTTATCTTGGAACCTATCACTATTTAGCATCATTTCAAGACTGCGGATACGCCTTGAAAATAATAAATACTGCATAAACCAACGAATATTTTCCATGCGCTCCATATAATCAAATGGGTTATCTAAAACAGGGGCAAAGTAAACATGTTCATCTTCATACAATTCCCGAATTAAACGAATAAGGATAGGAAAACTTATCTCCTCTTCGCCATTTGTATATTTAGTTAGTAATGAACTGCTGCAACCAGCAAGGGAAGCTAATTGTACTTTTGTTAACCTTTTCCCTTGATGTGCTTCAGCGTCTTCCCATACTTGTTCGAAAATATCATTCAAGCTCTGCATAAAAATCACCACACACTGTTTAATTTAATGTATATATTCGTTATAATATAGATATATTATACAACAATGGTTCAAAAAGTTGAACCCTAACGATATAATTAGGAGGATAGTCATGACTGATATTGAACGATCTGTGTCATATGTGCCCCTACTTCGTACATTAGAAGAGAAGCATATTACCCTTAATGATTTACGAAGAGGGCGCGGAGATTATAATATATTACATCCAACGATCATAGCTCAAATAAATAGAAATGAACTGATTTCTATGGAAAATATATTAAAAATATGCACAGCACTAAATGTACCAATTGAAAAAGTAGTAAAAGTAAATCTATAAATAAAATAGTGGAGGAACGCCGGCATGCTTTACGAGGTCGGACGTTGCCTGCTCGAAGATATCCTCGAAAGTAAACGGTTGGAACGAAGCTACTTAACCGATAAGCTGCACATGTCGCGGCAACAAATCAACGATTACATTAGCCATCGCCGTGTAATGACGTTACGAACTGCGAAGAATATCGCGGAAGTCCTAAACGTAACCATCGAGGAACTTTACGAATTTGAGCGGGCATCCCGGTAAATCCGGGCGTCCTTCCGTAACGTACGTCATTTGACGTACAGAGCATTACGTAACGCATCATCGATCGCTTTCGTTCCTCCGTTAACTAACGCTTCATTCGCGTCTTTCCACCTTGCATCTACTCTCGCTAATCTCACCCGTTTCACCGACGATAACCCTTCGATCAATAATTCTCGTAATTTATCGCCAGCCTTATCGTTATCGCTTAAAATCACGTACTCATCGACAGGTGCCCGTAATAGCACGTCCAACTTTTCGCGGCCAAACGCCACGCCACCCGTTGCCACTGCCGAATAACCTGATTCGACTACCGACATTGCATCGATCTCAGCTTCGAGGATCGCGCAAACTTTCGGTCGCTGGCGATAAGCTACGTCAATGCCGAATATTAAATCACGAATTGGCCACGCGCCTTTTTCGTACCAGAACGTTTTACCGTAAACCTTACGATACTTCACGTTGGCTAAGTTACCGCTGGGCAACCGCCAGGGAATCGCAATCGCCTGCGAATTAGTATCGTAGCGAATATCGAATAACTGCTGTGTCGCGGATGATATGCCCCGTCGATTTAGATACGGATGAATGGACGATGGCTCATGTGGCAACTTCGATTCGAGCAACGGTCGCGGATGATAGATCGAGTGTAACCGTGGCGCGACGATATGCCAACGATCATCGTCGGGGGAATCATTGACGAGATCCGTACCGTACTTTTCGTGCAGATACTCGTCCGTTTCTTCTTCCGTTTCGTGCCGGAGATAGGCGAGTAGCTTCGATATGCCGCCGCGAGCATACGATTGATCATAATGGCCAAGGTCGGCCCAGTAACCGGCTTTCGCATGGCTTGACGGATTATCACGTAACCACACATAAAATGATGGCTTACGGTCATACCGGAATGGCGACGCAGCCAGTAGCTTGTCATCCGACCACTCAGCGTTCGTCCACTCATACTGTTCCAATTCGGCGCGAACATCCATATATGATAGCCCTCCTTAATAGTCTAAATTTTTGTAACAATAAATTAAAGTGGTAAATGTTTCCAATCCATAGGTAATTTCAACCAATTTTCTAAAATGGCAGTGTAAACTCGCCAGCAATTTCTTCGCCACTTGGCATTTCACGAACAATACCAACCGATGGGATGTATGAGAGTTCGATCTCCGTACCCTCGCCCCCATCGCGCCCCTTATTCAGCCAAATATAGCCGCGACGTTGCTTGTAGTCAGTATCCACTGTAATCAGCATATACGCATCTTCGAGCAGCTGTTTTGTTTTCTTAACGTCAGCGCGTTGTGGCTGTTTCAGCTCGCGTTCGCCTTCGTCTGTCTTATCATCCTTCGATTCGTCGGCTTGTGTGATCGGAAAAGTAACGACGTGCATTCGGCCTGTTAATCGCCTAAGCGCGATGCTTGTAGCTGCTGCGTCGCCACCGGCCGTTTTCGAAGTGTTGCGTTCATAGTCGAGGTAATAAAACGGATCTACGACAACGACGTCGGCTTTAGTCGCGAGTATATCCGACTCAAGCGCTCGTAAATCACGTTTATTAAAATCATCGTCATCTACGCTGCGCACCGTGATACTCCCTGGCATCAACTCGTTCATATGCTTAAGGAAGTCGCGGAATCCCTCTTCGAAGTCATCGCCTAGCTTGCCAGCGCGAACGTCTGCTGCGTTAAATCCGGCAGCCATCGTAGCGCCGTCGAGTTCTACTTTCGTTATCTTTTGCCGCGCCGATAAGCTAACGTAAATACGAACGAGCACTTCGAACCAGCCCATCTCCATGCTCCATATCAGCACGTTCGCACCCTGCATCGCCATGCCAACGGCTTCCTCGATCGCAATGACCGATTTACCACGACCAGAACGCCCATAAATCGTATAGACGTTGCCGGACACGTAGCCGCCGACTTCACGATTGATTCGCGGAAATGCCGACTTCCACATCTTGAAGCTATCGCCTGATTTCCGTCGTTCGTATTCTTCGATAAATTTATCGGTATCCGTTTTTACATTCGTGCCAACTTCTTGTCGAACGCATGTTCTCATTTTAATCTTATCGAGATGTTTCGTCAATAGTTCGATAGTTTCTTCCGCTGATTTTTCGTTCAGCCAATCTTCGGGTGCTTTCGTCGCGAACAGTGATTGTAATGCGCGCTTGCCGGCCGCATCCTTGAATCGTTCGACTAGCC